GTGAGCAGCCATTCACGCAGGAGATCGGGCGCTTTCATGTTCTTGGTGTAACCACTGCCTGTTCCGTGTTCGCTCTGTTCATTCACTCTATTCAGCGGATCATTCCCTGAATAGGGGAGGCTTGGCTGTTCATTCGCTCCATTCAGCGAACGGTTCACTGAATGAACAGCGAATGACGCGGTTGCATCGGCGACGACGAGCTTCAGCCCATAGTCTTTCTTGCGCGCATTCCACGAGTTTTCCCGCCCTTCAAACCAGTTGTTCATCGCATCCTCGAACGCTTGGCGCAGTTCGGTACGGCGGCGGTCAGAACGCGCCCACAGTATGCCGAGGATGTCCGCGCTGATGAACGCCAGCACGGGCGCGCTGAGACCGACCAGCACTGCCATGATCAGATCGAGGATGGGCTTGACCACTGCCAAGATCGGCAGGTGTGACACGCTGGCATACAGGTTGGCGATGGCAGCAATCGCAAACGCAAACCAGAACCCGGCGCGCATCCACGCCTTGACCTCGCCGACATTGCTCTCGCCGTCCTGCGCATTCAGAAGTACCCATGTGTAGCGTCCGACCACGACGAAGACCTCGATGACGATCACGGCGAGAATCGCTTCGGCGTAGGACAACGTTTCGCCGACAATCGGTTCGGCTGTAGACTGGAACACGGGCGCAGTCCGAAGCGCCGATAACAAGATTCCCGCGATGGCGATCAGGCTGAACGGGATCATCTGATAGGGCAACCCCTCGTACCAGCGCGGCGGCTGTGGCTTCGGACGTTCCAAAGCGTAGATTTGGGTGAAGGCTGCATACGCCTTCTCATGACGCTCGGCATGCTGTTCGTAAATTTGTAGGTCGTTCACTTGCCGTCCTCCTCGGCTCGTGCTACCAATTCAAGAAGCTCAGTTCGGTCTTGCCGCTTCGATCACCCTTACGCCAGACGAAGATCGCGTAGGCGGTCGCGTCCGTGCTTCGAGTGCCGGGAATAAATGACGGGCGCTTAGAACATACGGCGACGTGGATCGGGTGATACTTCCGCCATAAGCCCTGTCCGCGCTTCTGTCCTTCCAAGAAGCCGAGACGCAGCAGGTAGACCATGTACCCGCCATCGACCAGCGCCTCCATGCCGAGCCGGATGAAGGCTTCGGCGTGCTTGTACGGCGGGTTGCCGATCACGGCGTTGTAAAAGGGGGTAAAGCCCAACAGTCGGAAATCGTTGATGAACAGGCTGTCGTAGCCATCAGGCTGCCCAACGTCTCGAATATCAACGCCGTCGAGGTGGATACCCTGCCAGCGCCGCCGAGCAGCTTGACCCCAAACCCCTGTGCCGCAACCGGGATCAAGCACTGCCTTGATTTCATAGGCGTCGGCAGGAATGAGGCGCAGCGCGGCGTCACATAGCTCGGTTGGAGTGGGATAGAAATCGAAACTGTCACGCTTACGCAGTGGCTTATCAGTTTGAATGATCATTGAAATTCGTCCTAGCAAACTCACCAAAGAATCGACGAGCGGCTTCGTCGTAAGCTAATGCTCCGTCCAACTCGTTGGTAAAGCTGCCCAGTCGAATGGAGCGGCGATCAACTGTGATCTGGGCAATCCATCGCCCATCACGTTTATCCCACGACACCCCCTTGTAAACTGATGTTTTGCGACGTTTGACAGAGATCAATTTCTGGTTTCTGATGTTCTCCTTACGAGTGCAAATTCGTAGATTGGACTTTCGGTTATCGAGCGTGTTTCCGTTGATGTGATCAACGTCGAATCCCGAAGGTGCTTTGGCAATCTCACGGTGCATGTACAGCTTCCGATGTTGTTTACGTCCACCAGAGCCACGTCGCGCATAACCCGTTCTGTGGTAATGCCACTTGTGCTGCATAAGCCATTCGTAATCGTCATCGTCCACAATGGCATGTCTTCCCTGTGTCAATTCGATGGTCTTCATGGCTGTGCTGCCTCCTGTCGCAAGTCGGAATCACCGATCCAGATAACCTTGCCCTCGGCGCGTACCTGCCGGGATTGGATGCGGCTCATGTCGAGCCATAAGAACCGCGCCCCGTGATAGAGCATCTTGATCGATGCCTTCCTGCCGAACCGTGCCTTGCGGACTTCGACCTTCGCGATAGGGCTTTCCTGCCCGGCGAACGCCCGATGTTCGACGTCTTGGTACATGTACGCCCATTCGCCGTTGAGCCGTTCGCGCTTGACGTGCAGCCACAGCACGGTCTTTTCTTCGAGCTTCGTCGTCCACTTGGTTTTGCCCTGCGCGTTGATCTGCGAGGCGACGATTACGACGACGTTGCGCATCTCGGCGAACGCCGAGAGCCAGACGACCATATCCTCAAGGACGCGGGTGTCGTTCGTCCCGGCTGCCAGCGGCGGCTTGATGTCTTGGAAGTGGTCGATCACGAATACGTTTACGCCGCGTGCGTGCTGGCGGCGCATCTCGTGCGCGAGATTCTTGAACGGCACGTCGGGCATGTAGTGGTAGTCGATGTTGCCCACCCATCCGGCAATGGCATCGTCCGCTTTGAGCATGGCGGCATGATCTTCGCTGATCTGCCCGCCTGCGAGTTGGTCGAAGGGCAAGCCGCTGTGCCGGGCGGCGCGGCGATGCAGCATGTCGGCAGTGGTCATTTCGGTATGGCAGTACCACACCCGCAGACCGATCTTTGCCAACCACTCTGCCCACGTTTCCAGCAGCGCACTCTTGCCCGATCCTTTGTCGCCGGTGACGATGTGGAAGTGACCGGGATAGATCTGCGGGACACACTCGCTCAGGCGATCCCACATTTCGGGCAGCGGGTAGGCGACCAATTCGCCGCGCGCATAGCGATCCCGCAGCGACCTGAGCAGTTCGGTGTAGTGCGTGATCGACGCCATCCCCGGCATGAATTGGTTGCGATCCCGCAGGCGGTCGGCGACGACATCGAGGCGCATATACGCATCGACGACGATGTCGGTGACGGGAAGCTGCTCGTCGTATGCCAGCGTCTTGATCTCGTCGGCGGCAGTTAGCATCCGGCGGCGCACGGCGAGGCGCTGGACGAGGCGCGCATAGCTATCGGTATTGAGCGAAGTCGGCGTGCGGTTAATCAGGTTGATGAGGTAGCCGCGCACCTTCCCATCGAAGTCGCCCGCTTTGCCCATCGCGGCGATTTCATTGCTGACGGTCACGACATCGATAGCTTCTTCACGCTCGGCGACCCGACCAATCGCCTCCCAGATCAGTGCCAGTCGGTTGATGTGGAAGTCGTCGGCGTGTAGATAGGCGGCGATGTCGAGGTATAGGCTCGGATCGGTCAGCACGCCGCCGATTGATGCTTCTTCGGCTTCTGGGTTGTGGGGCGCAAGTCGCAGCACCCCCGGATTGTTCGTCATAGCGGTATTCCTAATTCCGAGAGGCGGGCGAGGCGGGTCGCGTCGTCCTCATCATCTTCAACGGGCGATTCGTCGGCAGGGTCGTCAGGCTGCTGCTGCGGGTCGAGGTACGGGCGCGGAATATCGACGATGAGATCGGGGTGATCCTTTAAGCGTTCCAGCAGGTTATCGCCTTCGCGGATCGTGCCGAGGTCGATCCGCACGTCTGGGCGGCGCTCGGTGATACGCGGATCATCCTCTGTGTAGAAGTTCTCTTCCCGATCCGACTTCACCCAATCCTGCAGGCACTCCATCGCGTAGACGAAGGTGAGTTCGCGGCTGCGCAGGTGCGACCAGCGCGACTCCGGGTTGTTACGGATGTCGGCGAGGAAGCGGATCATGTCGGCGGGTGCGACGCCGCGCTCGATCAGCGTTTGCGCGAATTCGCGGTTGGTCGTGTTGGCGAAGTGCTGCTTGGCTGCGATGACCTTACCGCGCTGCGTGGGCTTGACTGGCACCCAATCCCACCATGCGGCGATGAGGTGCTTAATGTCGGCCGCCGAGCAGGGATATTTCGTTGGAGAGGCATCCTCAGCGGGATTTTCCGCGCCTGCGTAAAGTTCGGTGGCATCACCTGCTTCTAAAGGCGTCGTGACCGCAGTTGACTGAGCCTCATGGACAGGTGCGCCGCCCGGCGCAAAGGATTCTCCTTTTAGTCTGACTTCTTCTGAGTCTTTGACTGGCATTTTTGCAAGAGGAGTCCTTGCACTTTTGCGGGGGGTACTCCTTGCATTTTTGCTACCCCTTGCATTTTTGCGGGGGGTATTCTTTTCAGTCTCAAACTTGCGGCATTGCCGTACCAATTCAGGGAAGCTATAGACGCTGGTCTCACCGTCACGATATTCGACGGTCATCGCGCCCTTATCCTCCATGCTGTTCTTGGCACGGCGGACACTGTCAATGTCACGCCCCATGCGCCGCGCTATCTCGTTCAGCCCCGGCTTGGCTTCTGCATCGGGCAGATCGAACTTGAAGGCGATGATGTGGGACATCACCGTAAACTCCTGCGGCGATAGCCCAACTTCCTTGCCTGTGGTAGTGTCGCGGAACAGGTGGTAGTTACGCATGATGAAGCCGGGGATGCGGGCATACTGGCGATCATCCAGTTCGGGATCGCCCCAGCGCGACACGAAAGTTTCCTGTGTCGGCTTACGTCCACTCACGATCCCTCCTCGCTTTCGAGACCCATGTTCGCGCGGATCATCTTCACGCACTTGTAATTTCTCGAGCCGCGTGTAATACCGCCGTTTAGTAACTTTCCGTTGTCCCATAGTTTGCGTGCGGGGGTAATGATTAAGTGCGTTCCGTACTCAAACGGCGGTGAACATGTTTGAAGTGCGACGCGCACATAACGCAGAACCTTCTTTCGATTGCCGCCAATGATTTCGACTGCTGCTTCCGCCAAACTTGAGATTTCAACCCAAGCTTGCGCGGGATGAAAAGCAAGGCAGGCTTGATAGGCTGCGATCAGCAGATCGTGCGAAGCGTTGACTGTTCCTAAAAGTTCATTTCGCGACAGACTGATACGCCAGCTACCATCGTCAGCTAGGATGTCTTCAACGGCTACAACGATGCGACCATCGGGCAGCAGATCGTAAATGTAGCCACGACCTTCGTGATATTGATCGGCGAACAAGTAGTGACTAAAGAACACGTAATCGAGTTCTTTCACGCTCCACTTGCCATGAATTTGGCTTAACGCCTCAGGTTGAATCGAGCTTTGTGATGAGCTAGAATACGACTCAGCATCCATAAGGACTCACCTCCTTTGGTGTGTTAGCCGCTCGGCTCGTGTTACCAGCACGACCGGGCGGCGCGCTTTTATGTGGTTGATGGGAATTATACCCAATTCTTCCCTCAGGTGCAAAACAAACGTTCGTCATTTCACCCCCGAATCACGTAGGAAACGCTTCACGGCGAGCTTGTGTGTAATGAGCTGCTGCGCCATGCCTTTGCTCAGATTCGCATCGGCTGTCACGCCGAGTTGACCGAGCAGCGTCACCTGTGCCAGCGTCGCGGGCAGGTCCCGCCATGCCGCTTCCTTGTCCGCCGTGCGTCCCACGTATTTGCGGATATGGCTGTCGGCGCTCATCATCAGGCTGGCGAGGTCTTCGTTCTTGTCGACGAAGCGCACCGCGTGCTTGCGATCCTTCGGCACATGGGCGAGGCGGTAGTATTCATCCTCCAATGGTGGGATGATCAGGTATGCGCCGTCGTCGAAGCTCAACGTACAGGATAGGAAGCCATCGTTGCCCGTGTACCACGCGGCGAATGCTTTCTCGAACAGCGCCTCGAAATTCGCGATCAGGTGTCCGCCCATGAATTGGTCATAGGCATCCTCGCCGCCGCCGCTGCCGCCCTTGCGCTCCGGCACGTAGCCGCAGGTGGGACATGCTTTCATGCCGAAGAAGTATTCCGTCTTGCACTTCCGGCAGGTGATCATTCGACCGATCAATCTGCCGACTTCCAGCGCCCGCGTATCGGTCACGGTCATATCGACCAGCAGGCAGTCGTGTTTACCAGGGAAGGGGCGCAGCCCACGCCCGACGATCTGCGTGAACAAGGTCTGACTCTTCGTCGGACGGGCGAGGAAGATCGCGCCGGTCTCCGGTGCGTCGAAGCCCTCGGTCAGTACGCTCATATTCGAGACCACGCGCAGATCGCCGCGCTTGTACGCACTCAGCAGTTTGCGGCGCTCGTCTTTCGGGGTGTCACCGTCCAGATGCGCAGCCGCGATTCCATCCGCCTTGAGGCGTTCGGCGAACTGCCTGCTCATCTCCACACTCGGCAGGAAGGAGAGGCACAGCCGATCTGCGCGGGCAATATGCTCGTGGAACGCCTGCGCGCACAGATCAAGCCAGTTCGCTGCTTCCAACACGGAGACGAGCTGCCCCTGTGCGTAATCGCCGCGCGCCGTGCGCACCTTCTCGGCATTGACGGAGGTCTTGACCTTGATACGTGTCACCGGGACGAGGTAGCCTGTGCTGATGCCGTCCGGGATCAACCATTCATAGGCGATGCTAGAGAAGACCGAGCCGAGCGCCTGCTCGTTGCCACGCGCGGGCGTCGCCGTCACACCGACGACCTTCAGGTCGGGATTGGCAGCGCGCAGCGCCTTGAGGATGTCTCCGTAGGTGTTGTCGATGAAGGCGTGATGCGCCTCGTCGATGACCAGTACGTCGATCACACCGTAGGTCAACAGCTTCGCCAGCCGCTTCGGGTGAAGGCTCTGGCGAGTCGCCACGACGATCCGGGCGTCGGCAGCATCGTTATCCGCCATGACGATCCCGATCCCCGGCGCGGCGTTGACTCCGAAATGTTCATCCAGTTGTCCGCCGAACTGGTTGGCGACACGGTCATTAATCTGCTGGATGATCTCTTCGGTATGCGCGATCACCAGCGCGCGCTGATAGAGTGGATCGACCGTTTCGACGAGCGTTTGCGCGATGATCGTCGTCTTGCCCCCGCCGGTCGCCACCGCGACGAGCGGCGCAGGTTCGCCCATGCTCCATGCCGCCTTGACCGCATCGACGGCTTCACGCTGGTAATCACGGAGCGCCTGCGGTTGGTAGATGGGCGCGTCAATCAGCATCGGCATGAGCGACCTCCCATACACTGATTTCAACTCGCGGGGAGTCGGCGTCGATCCGCTTGTAGAGATGTTCCTCGACGATCTGCGCGTCGTCGTTCCAGAGGATCCCGTTGAGCGCGTCGTGCATGAGCTTTAGCGGGTTGTCGATGTCGCCCGAATCGCGTGGACGGAACAGATACACCGACAAGCCCAACTCGCCCGTCAGTGGCTCATCGTGTTTCGCCCGGAAAGCGATCACCGCCTCCCAGCCTGCATCGCGTTTGTACTGCTTCGCCTCAGCGGACAGAACGAGCTTGCCGCGCCCGATGGGGACATATGCCGCGTTGACACTGACCGGGTAGGGCAGCGTCAACGCCACTTGCTTGATCGGACGCAGGAAGCGCTGTGCTGGCGGTAGAAGCGCGATGCTGCGGGCTCGTCTTGGCACGAAACAGATCATGCCAAGCCGTTGCAGTTGGTTCAGGTGATGCCGGACGACGGATGTACTGACGATCTGAGTGTTATCCATGATGTCGCGGATGGTCGGCATGTAACCGCATCGCCGGTGGTATTCGTCGATGAATTGCAGGACGCGCCGCGTCGTGTCGTTAAGCCGTATGGACATCCTGTGCCTCTTCCTCGCCATATTTCTCGCCGCTGACTTGGTAGATGACGACCCGGTAGCGCTTGCCGCGCAGCAGGTCGCTGCCGTCGAACAGCAGGATCGGCGTTTCGCCGTCGTCGTCGGTTCCCATCGTGCGAACTTGGTCATAGACCTTTTCATCGCCGCCATCGTCGCCGAGGAACTTCTTGATCGCTTTCGAGAGGGTGTCGGCGCTCCATCCTTCGTCGGCGGCTTTGCCGAGCCAATTCAGCGCCAAGTCGTAGTCTTTCAATTTCATCGCTGCGCGGTAGTGCGACCACGACAGGGACGGAAAGGTCGCCCGGTCTTCGATGGAGTAGTAGGCGGCGCAGGCGTGGTACTCATACATGGTGCTGCTGCGCACGTTGACTTCGCCTGCATAGGTTGCCAGCGACTTCTGCCCATACTTACGGCAGACTTTGCGGGCGATGTCACCTAAGACCCACCGGTTACGGTCATGCGCCTCGACGACTTGAATTCCTGCCGAGACGAGGGCGCTCCAATCGTCCGCCAATGCATCGAGATCGAATTCGTTAATGACAACTCGCACGTCACTCATAGCCGCACCTCGCGCGCTTCGACGAACAGCACCCACGGGGCTTGTTCCGATTCAGGCAGCACCAGCGTCGTTTCGGTGCGCGGTGGCAAAAACGCCGACTTCGCCAATGCAACTTCGCGGAGGGTTGGCATTCGCTCAGGATGGCTCATGCTCATGCTCCACACGCCACCGGCACTCGGCGGCGTCACGATGACAAGGCAGCGCCCCAGTGTGTAGGCACGTTCACCTTCGTCCAGTGCGTTCAATTGATGTGGGACAGGGGGTGGCAGCGTCGCCACTCCCTGAAGGTTGTCGCTCATGCAGGTCTCCAATTCGGCGTATTGAGAAGCCAAGACCAACGACTTGCGGGAGTGCCGCGCGTCGGTGGCACGACTGCCGGATAGCGCTGCTCAACCTCGACCAACAGCGCGTTTGCGGCTGCCTTGCACTTGGTATCCGGGTTGGCGCACGACTCCGTAAAGAGCGCCATCCACAGGTCTGTTGCCTGCTCGGTAGTCAGGTTAGGTAAGCCGACGCCTGTCGCCATTGCCCATCGCCTCCCGTGCCCGTTCGACATCGCCCTGCGCTTTCATGATGATTTCCTTCACGATGTTCAGGTATTCCTTCAAGCCGTCCGGTGTGTTGACCTTGCCTTTCCATGAGGCGGGGATCGGGCGCAGATACCAGCCGATCCCGAAGTGAACGGCGCAGCGCGGCAGCAGGTCAGAGGCAGCCGTCTTGAATGCCTTAGCCACTTCCCGGCTGAGGTCATACGGCGTGATCTCGTAAGGCTTTTTGTCCTTGTCGTAGCGAATGCGCTGGATGATGCCCGTGCCAATGTCCCCGTGCGATTGGTCGTCGATTGTCAGAGTTCCGCTGAGGATCACGGCATCTTCGTGAATCATGACCACACGCGGTTCAGACAGTGACCAGTTCGGCGCAACCTTGTCCAGACGTCGCTGAATCGCGTGCTTGATGATGTAGGGATTGCCTCCGCCGTCATTCCCACGTCCCTGCGGGACAAATCCATGTTCGTTGATGGCGAACGGCAGCAGCAGTTCGAGCCGTTGGGCAGAATTCACTTTGCACCCCCGTTCTTGGCTACCCCTTTGGATGAGCGTGAATCCGGAGCATATGCCTCGACGAATTTCCGGGCGCTGGTGCCCCGCACGAGAAACTGACCGAGGACGATCAGATGCGCGCCGTGCAGCACATGAAGGAGCTGCGGGAACAGGTCGCGCCCGGTCTGCGTCAATTCGACGCTAACGGCACGGCGATCTTCGGGATCGGTGTAACGACGGCGCACGATCAAGCCAATCCGCTCTAGCTTGTCCAGCGTCGCGGAAAAGCTCATCGGCGCGCGCCCGACATGGGCTGCAAGTTCGGTGGGACGTGTGGCGCCCTGTTCATACAGTGCCAGCAGGACGTGCGCGTCGATGATGTTCAGGTCTTTGAAGCCGCAGAGGGCGTCGCCGTAGACTTCGGTGATGTCAGCCACCATTCGCATGGCGTCGAGAAAAACACTTTGTTGCATGGTCTAGCCTCCGTGATAAGATGAGGCTCAAGGCGTGTAAACCTCCCACAGTCGTCACGCCCTGAGCGCATGTCTGTCCTTGCGTGCGCTCTACTTATTCCTCGTCGTCGTCGCCAAAGTCCTCATCGTCGGGCGATTTGTCATCATCATCGAAGTCATCGTCCGGATCGGCGTCCCAATCGGGAACGCCATTGCCCGACGAGTCGGCGTCAGGATAAGCGAGGGAAACCTACGTCGTCGGATCAATGAGCGAGGTTTCCGGCACAACGCCGACGCGCAGCAGCAGCTCGCGCCGCCGATAATCCGATACATCCGCCGTCTGGATGAGATCGCGGGCGGCTTCGGCGAAGAGGGTGTGAACCCGCTGCGTGGCTTTCGCCGCCGCTTCCTCAATCGTCTCGCCATCGAGCGGGGTGAAGGTTGCCTGCGCCTGCGGGTTGATGTTCTCGTAATTCCCGACGTTCATCGTCGCGCGCAGACCGATGGTGAAGCTGTTCATTTGGGGCATGACAAAACTCCTCGAGTAAATAGACCGTTATTCCTCTGAGGGGCGCACGGGTTCGATGCCGAGGCTCATCATCGCCTCAAGCTGCTCATCCGTATCCCCATCTTTGGCGACGTAGACAACGCTGGTGATCCACGAAATGCCGTAGACCTGTTCAGCGATCAGCGTGTCGTTGACCAGTTCGGGCGGCATGATTTTGGTGAGGTGGCACTGCTCGCCGTTGCTGGCTTCGTGCATCTGCCGGATGATCGGGATAATCCAGTGATCCCGCCCCCGGTAATTGCTTTCGACGGTGATTCCCCAGTCCGCGTCGAGCGGGGTGGGATCGAAACTTAACCGGTCACGCTTGTTCTGCGACCATGCCAGCAGCGCGTCGATCCGTTCGTGATCGACCACCGGCAGCCAGTCATGGGTGAACATGATCGGAATGGGCGTATGTCCGGCGAGTACCTTGGCGATGTTTTCGGGGATGCGTCGGGACGGTCCGTGCTGTACGCATTCGCTGTAGAACGAGTAGGGTGTGTAGAAGGCAGACCCGACGTGATCGAGCAGGCAGATCGGCGGAAGATTCCGCAGGTGCGGAAAATCGCTCAAGTCAACCGGCGTGGTCATCATCTTCCCTGTGATGAGCGTGGCGGGCAGGTGGATCATCTGCATCTGCCGAGCCGGAACGCTGATGGTGTAATTGAATTTGCCGATGAGATGCTCGCCGAGTACCCACGACCACGCACTGAGCGTGCCGCCGGGTCCCACGTCACCGCGCGCATAGAAGCCGCCTTCCTTTGCGCGCCCGCAGCCACGCGGCGGGTTGGAAATCGTTCGCAGTTGCATTTAGACCGCCTCCGGTAATGCTTCGTCTGTCGTCTGATGCGTGAAGCTGTAGAGCTGCTCGATGACCGCCGCCAACCGCATCTTTTCGGCGACGCCGAGCGTGAACCACTGTGCCATGATGCGGACTTTCGCCTCGTTCAGCGCCGTGACCAGTTGGTGTTCGGTCTGCATCTGTTCGAGCATGTCAGTCAGCACGCCTGCCGATTTCTCTTCCCGCGCAACTTGCCGGACGGCGGCGACGGTCGGCTTGGGGAGGTCGGCTGCCCTTTCTTGCGTCTCGCGGGGCTTGTCCCGCAGCACTTTCCACGCCGACAGGGACATCTCGCCTGAATCCACCCTGCGTTGTACCGCGTCGGGCGCGGCGAGGAGATCGACCAGCAGTTGCGCGCGATCCACTTCCAAGCCGCACAGTTTCGCTGCGCGTTCTAAGCCCCATCGGTTGTCGAGAGACACCTTGCAGATCGCGCGTCCAAGCGCGGTGGGCTTGAAGTTCTCGCGCACGTTGGTCGCCAGCATATCGACGAGCAGGCTGACTTCGTCGCGCCCGGAAAGGTCGCCTTTGACCACAGCGCGAATGGTGTCCCAACCGAGCGCCCGCGCTGCCGTAATGCGGCGATGACCGTCGCAAACGATGTAGCGGTCACCGTTCGCATAGACTTCAATCGCGTCGCGCTGTCCGGCGATCCGCATCGAGTCCTGCAGGTCGGTGGTATCGACGATGCGCCCGCGCGGATTGAGCAATGCGCCCGCCGCATCCTCGGCGAAATCGATCAGTTCGAGGTGAAGGTTACGCTCGTCCATGCCGGAGTCTCCGTCTCTACCACCTCAGCCGGTTCGTAGTGGATGAACACGTCAAGCTCGATTTGTTCGCCCGTCAATACGTCTTCTCGAACAGCCGACCAGTGGGTTAGGTCGATACGGGTGCTGGCAAATCCGTTTTTCGTGAGCAGAAGGATGTGGTCATACAGTGCATCCATCGCCGCGCGGATGTCCTCGTGATCGGAATACAGCACGGTCAGCGGCTGCGGTTTGCCATCTTCGTCTTTGTCGTGCCGGGTGATCGCCAGCATGTAGGGCTTGGTAAATTGGGTCAGCGGAGTCATCACGATTGCGCCCCCGTTGAAATTCCGCGCGTGCGTAAAATCGCTTCGCGCACCACCTGCGGACGCCATGAGAGACTACTCTCAGAGAAGGTCTGCCCGACTAAGACACACGTCCGATTAACGCATGTGAAAATCCAGAACCCGCCGTCGATATGTCCCGGGGACGGTTGATAGGCTGCGTCGTAGGTCTCGCCGCAGCACGAGCAGGGAACAATAGGTGTAGGCGTGTCGGCGCTCATGGGGTCTTCTTTCTGCGGAGTTCGAGCCGTTCGACTTCACGCTGCGCGACTTCCAGATTACCTTCGTCGAGCAGGTTCACGATGCCGAGCAGGTCGGCGTTGTTCTTGTACGCCTTGATCACGGCGACCAGCGCCGAGCGCTTATCTGCCTGTGGCGAATCCTTTTCATACTCATCAGTCATGGCTGCTAGGGCACGCTCAAGATGGACATCCGTGCCGCGCGCAAGTTCGCGGAGTGCCTCGATGATTTGGTTCAGTCGATAGGGCTTGCGTTCAACCATCGTTGTCCTGCTCCTCACGTAACTGGCGAAGGACGAACTGGACGTTATCGCGCGTCGCCTGACTGCGGCGGCGCAGATCGCGGCGGTACAGCCAAGCGGCAACACGCCATGTACCAAGCGATGACAACAGGGCGGAGACGGCGGCGACGATTAAGACTCGTCGAATTCGGTGGGATTTCAGCACGATTTCAGCTCGCTTTCAGCGATAATTCCGGTTCGGTGGTAGCCTGTGAGTCAGGAGTTGAAATACAGATAGCAGCGATGCGCCGCAAAAACTCTGTCCCGGCGAACAAGTCGTCTAGCTCACTCGATGACAAGCACGCAGAATCGCGAAACGGCACAAAGTTCTTGAGCCGAGGTGAAATATGTTCTTTTGAAGCGTCAAATGTTCCATTCATGGAACAGCCTGTGCAAGCATCGACGCGAGTTCAGCAATCTTGGTTCCATGTGCTGACATCAGCGCCTCACGGGTTAAGTCTGCGACATCTACCCCTTTGCTCTCGGCGATGAGGTCAATCGCCCTTTTCTCATAGATGCTGCCGCGAAAGGTGATTGTCTTCGCCTTGTCGTCGTCGGGCTTGGATTTACGTCCCATAGTTCCTCCTGAACAACGTATGTTGCTTACATGGAACATTTTATAGCAATTGTAAAACGAAATCAAGTAAAATGTGAGGGGACTAAGGAAATGGAATCCGTCATGACGCCACTAACTCAATTTATTGAAGATCAGATTGCGATGCGACGCATGACCGAGCGTGAGTTCGCCCGTTTTGTCGGCGTAAGTAATTCGACGATCTCGCGCGCACGAGGCGACAATCCGCCCGAACCATCATTTGAATTTGTGGCGAAGCTCTCGAAGGCAACGGGGCACAGCCTGCTGAGTGTCCTTAGGCTTGCGTTTCCTGAATACGATTTTTCTGTTGACGAGCAAACGATCATGTTGGCAGAACGAATCATTCAATTGCCGCGCGAAGAACGTGCGCAAGCGGAAACGTTTGTCACCGGCTTGGCGTTCAAGTCTGGAAACAAGTAACTCTAGTTGGTCGCGTTCGACAGACGACATTGAGCTGATGTGTTGAATGAGTTCTATCGGACGCATGACCAGACTCCTATGTTTGAAACCCTGCATCTCGAATTACAACAATAAAACAAATCCACCGGTAGAACAAGCGTGCTAAGGTATGAACTTAGTTTGAAATGCTAACGTTAGGTTGGATGAGGGAAAATGAACCGTGCATTGCTTTGGCGCGCCGTTTCGTCGCATGAACAGACTGAGGAAATCAGTCTCGAGGAACAGGAACGTGCCGAACGTGAATGGGCAGAGCGCAATGGCTTTGAGGTCGTAGGCGTACTCACAGTTCCGGGCGAATCACGCAGCGACGCTGACGTGCTATCAATCTTTGAGGATTTCGCCGCAAAGGGCATTTATGCCTATCACGATCTGCGCAGAATGTGGCAGCAACCACGCCAGTTCGATGTGTTGGTCGCTTACCATGATTCGCGTCTGGGGCGCTCGGAGTCGCTTTACGCTTACGTCGTCACCAATGTCATGCGCAGCGGCGCACAAATCTACTGCATTATCGGCGGCTGGTACGACATCGACAACTATCGCCTGAAGATGGCAATAGGCATGATCAACGTGAGTCAGGAGATGGATCGGTTTGTCGCCCTGACCCGTGCTGCAAAAGACAAGAAAGCAGCACAAGGGACCTTGACCGGTGCGACGTGCTGGGCATATAAGATCGAGCGCGACGAAAAAGGTAAGGCGCTGCGAAAAGTCCCGGACGAGAGCAAGCGTGTTGTGATTGAAGCAGCAGTACGCTTGGCACTTGAAGGCGTGGGATGGGGAACACTGGAACGCGAACTATACAAGCGCTACGGCTTTACCAACAATGGCAAGCCATTTGTTGCCCGCTTCTTCTACTTCCTGTTCTATAACGTCAACTTCTGGGGCAATGAGGGTAGAGCGTGGCGGCAGCGGCGAATCTCAAGTAAGGGAAGTAAACGAAAAGATCAACGGGGTCACGACCTTTGGGTGTTTGATCCGTCGTTTCCCGCGCCGCCCGGAACAACCATGTGGTATGGGGTGATACAGCCATACTTAACCGGCGAGCTGGCAGAGCTGCTTAAGGCGGAGCTGCGCCGTCGTCGCCACAGTATGCGTGGCAGCAGTCGCCCCCGAAATGCACATAAATTCGTCGGCTTGCTTCGCTGCGGCTATTGCGGTCGTCAACTTGTTTACAATAGCAACGGGCGAAAACCCATCTATCGATGCCAATCAAAGTATCTATCGCAAGCCGATGATCGTTGCACGGAAGTCCGATTCATCTATGAGGTTGATGTACAAGAGTGGTTTAACAACCAATTGGTTGCGGCAATCGCCCAGAAGTCACCGGACTGGTTTGTGCGACGAGGCGATGAGAACGAACTCGCCCGCCGTATTGACCAGCTTCAAATGACTATCCAGAAGTTGAATAAACAGATCGACCACGCGATGTTGGAGCAGCTTGAGGTCGATGATGCCACCATTCGCGCCAAATACCGTGAGCGCATCAAAGACCTGCGCGAACAGATCGTCCACGCGGAGAATGATCTTCAAGAGGTGCTGAATCAGCAAGCTCCTGACGCCAGCACCCTTCACAGTGCCTATAAGCGTCTGACAAGTTATTCGTCGCTGGATGAGTTTTGGGCGAGTGGTGACAACAACGTAAACCAAATTCTGCACGGCTTGACCATTAACCGGGTGCTGGTGGTCAAAGACCAGCGTATTATCGGGAGAGCCGACCGTGATTGACAAGTTGTCTGGCGTTTACTCCCTTAAAAGGCACTAAATGCCAGACGAAACACCCCAAAACTAGTGTTTTCCTCTTGCATCCGTTTTATATTTTAGGTAAAATGTTCCACATAAGCAACAAACGTTTTCTGTAAACAACAGCAGGAGGCAAACGCAAGATGACAATACTAGACGCGATTAGGAAGAGACACCAACAGGCGCACCAAAATTACGCCGATGCAGAAAATTCCACCCCCGCGTGCCTACGCTACAAGAAAGACCAGATCGTAATCGTCCAGATCGGCGATCAGTACACCTACGCTCAAATCCTCATCCCCAATTACATCAACTGGGACGCAGACAAGCCGCAGCCGGGCATGTACGTCAAAGCGGTTTTCGTCCAGCAGCGTTACAGCGAACACCTGCAGATGCACGAGAGCGCCCGCTACATCTACCGCAAGACCTTCGTCCCATATGAAAACGTGACGGCGATGGAAGCCGCCGTCGAAGCAGAAGCAACCATCGCCGTCTAAAACCGTGAAACCGGGGCGGCAATCTCTTGGCGGGGGCTGCCGCCCCACTTAAGGATACCACTATGACCGATTACTTTGAACCCAAGAACCTCAACCTGATTGTCCGCGCCGCGAATCGCATTCCAGACGCGGCGAACCAGACAACCGCAACGAGGATGATCAAACGGGTCTTGCAGGCACGGCAAGAGGAAAAAGCCGCACTGCGGACTTGGTACATGAGCGAGACCGCAGCCCCTGCGCCCAATCACATGAGCCGCCGGACGCTACTCCGGCTGGCAGCGACCGTCCATTTCATCGAACGAACACTGGATCAAACGCCGAGCGCTTACCGCCTCCTCTGGAAAATGCAAGACGCATATGCCCCGGTCATGGACGACCGGCGCTTCCTGCTGCCCTACACCACGCTTATGAGCGAGACGCTCGGATATGCGGGGCTGCCGTGAACGAGGAAGCGACCTACACCCTTCGGTACAGCCACATGGACTCGCCGTACTTCTCTCAAAAAATCGAAGACCTTACCTTCGAGACGGCACTGGAGAAGGCGAAGAACCTCAAGCACGAGTATAGCTGGAAGATCATCCGCGACGCCGATGCCGTCATTATCGCCCATCGCGACGTTACGGGGTTGGAAGCCTACCTCTGGGCGCATACCCGCCGCAGTCAACTCGCCGCTGCCAACCAGACCGAATGGATCGACCCGGAGAAGCAGTCATGAGCGGCGAAGGCGTTTACATCCTCGAACTCGACCGACCGCTCGGCAACGAACGGCACAGTGCGCGCTACTACGTAGGTTGGACGCGCAATCTGGAAGGGCGGCTGCACTACCACGAACGAGGCTTAGGCGCAGCGTTCACCCGCGCCGCCGTTCAGCAGGGTATCGGTTGGAAGGTCGCCCTCTTCATCCCCGGCGCTGGACGCGATGTCGAACGCGCGATCAAGAACTCCAAGAACACCAAGCGCTGGATCGACGCTTACCAGCGTCGGCAGGCGAAAGGGGGGAAGCAGTAATGTCCCGGATGAGCAGCACCAAAACACGCATCTCGAAGCGCGCACTTTCCGCCTTCCCCGAACCTGTCAGCGCCGCCATCCAAGCCTACGCCGACGACCTGAACCTCAAGTCACTGACGTTCATCGTGGTCGATCCCGCCCATAGCTGGTGGGTAGGCGAGGGCGAACGCTACACGCTCATCTACGGCGAGGAGCAGCAGGCAGCGGAGGTCGTCGCCGAGCACAACATCGGCGCGGCAGGGGTTATCCACGCCATCGGGACGACCTTCACCGCCCCGGTAGGTGCATGGGTGCTGCAAGTCTACTACTACGGCAAGTTCTTCCTGAATGTCTACAACGTCCAGACCGACCAGTTGACCGAATCTGAATCTACAGCAGAGGAGTTAGTGAGCATGACCACCGAACGTCAACGCGCGATCAGTATCCGCAATGTGGATGTCCCCGCCATCGGCACGATGGGTTGGGCGACGAAAGCACACGGTTTCGATGACACCACCAGCCCGTCCTACGGCGCTTACCTCTTCCAACCGGATGGCGAGACCACCGACTACTACCAGTCGGGCGACGACCCGTACTTCGTCCCGGACGATTTCCAACCGGGAACGGCTCTCGCCGCAGCGATTGAACAACTGGCGGTGGAACGGCAGAAGGTCGCCGCCCGCGAAGAAGCATACAAGTCGTTGAAGCGGACGCTCGACGAGCAGTTGAAGCCCTACGCCGACGCCCGCAGTGCAGCCGCTACCGCCGAAAAGACGGTCTACGACGAAGTCGCCCTGTTCGCCCGCGCCGCCTATCTCATGAGCGGCGACCGCAAGCCCGATCCCGATGTCGAACTCAAGCGCGAGGTCTCGGTTCAGTACGACCTGCTGAACGCGATCAAATGGGCGATTGCCGAAGGGCGGATCGACCTGCTCAAACTGGATGACCGCGCTTTCGAGAAGGCAGCGAAGGACGGCAAAGTGCCGGATGCGGTTGCCATCGTCAAGGAGGGGATCAAGCCCTACATCGGCAGCAACTTGGCGCACCGCATCCCCGCCGCGACCGAACAGCCCGAATAGCACCAGCAAGTAGACCGGGGCGCGCATGGTACACGCGCAGGAGAGAGATGATCGAAAAACGACAGCCACAGGCAGGCGATGTAGTGCGGCTCACCGCGAATTGGAACGAAGCGAAACCGGGCGACTTCGGCATCATCGACGGCATGATCGGCGCGGATATGAGCGAGACCACCGGCAGGATCACCTTCCGCGCGAACGCCTTCCGCGATGCACTGGTCGTTTCCGTCTCTGGCGGTCCCGGCACGATTAGCGGCATCCCGACACGTAATCTCTGCTGGACAGGCGAAACGGTTGAGCAGCGCTTCTGGAACTGGAAAGACGGCTTCCCCGGCGCGCAGCGGGCGACCACCTACTACATGGAAGTCCCCATCTGGGAGTGGGACGGGGTGCAGATCGACCGACACCTCGCCAACTACGCGCCCGAAATGCTGCATCTGCTGCGCGTCGCCAGAGAAGCCTTCGCCGCCCAAGTCGATCCTGAACACAGCGCACATGGCGCGATCAATTGGGGCGCACTCCTCAACGACTGCGTGAGCCTGCTGAATGTGATCGGGCTGGACGACGAAAGCGAGCCGAGCATACCTTGCGTGAGCGATGACCTACGCCGCGAGAGCGAACTGCTCAAGCGCTGGATACGCAGCGAACTCATCCTGCGCAACCAAGAACGATTCAGAGGTGCGACGTGGGCGCGCGCTTACAAGGAGCAGCAAGCCCTCAACGACGACATGTGGCACGCCGTCTTCGGCGATGCCCAGAGCCTCGAAGAATGGGTGATCGAGGACGCGAAACAGCAGGCAGGCGAGTAACAGCCGCTTATCGAATACGAACCGCTTACACGAATGAATGAAAAGGATAGGAACCCAATGGACAGCTTCAAACTTGGACACTTGAAACTTGAGGACAACGAGCACCTGATCGTCGGTGATCCGTGCTATTTCGACGACACCCCGGACGGCTATCACACGCTTGAACTCGGCTGGCAGGCGGGCGAATACCCGGTCTTCCTGATCACCGATGGAGGATCGCCGACCGCGCTCGTCCTGTCGCGCACGCCGTTTGCGCCTTCGCTGCTGGAACTCCAGCACGCTTTCGCGCAGACCATACTCGGCGTAGACAGCGGACAGATGGCGATGATCGCGGCGAACATCCTGCCCACATGGACAGAGAGTGACAATCTCGATTTCAACGCGCCGGAGTCTGACTATGAGTATGCCTGCGCAGCTACGCTGCAATCGCAGCTCGGCGCTGACTTCCTCGGCGGACGGCTCTTGAAGGCGAGCGATGAACACCCTTCACAGCAGGTCGGCACAGCCGTCGCCAGCAGCACCCGCTACGGGGATGGGGAATACCCGCTCATGCTCATCCGTGATGATGGCGAGATCACTGCCGTCGCCGTCCTGTTTGACTGGATGAACGACGACGAGGATGAGGAATTCGACGAGGAATGGGAGGACGAAACCGCGTCGGACTTCGACGAGTTTGAAGCGGTGAATTAAGTCAATGCCGCGCAGGATCGACCAGCAGCAGACGACGGGGGTTGTGGGAGCAATCCCCCGTTTGATTCCAGAGATGGAGGGTAGCCATGAGCAAGAACCCGGTTAACGAATTCATCAAGCAGCTTGGCAGCCTCGACCGTTCACGCAGCGACCGCGAGAAGTTTCAAGACCTGCTCGAACTTGCCTACTGCGCCTTCGCCAAGCCAACAGCGCCGACGCCCGAACGTGCCGATGCGCTCGAAGCTCGTTACATGAGCATCGTCAATCGCTATCAGGATAAGGACACGATCCGGGCATATCCAGACCTGATCGGCATGGCGTGGGATGCCGTGAAGGATGGGGGAGTTGACTTTCTGGGCGAGGCTTCGGCGCAGCTCAACGCTCTGAACGCTTCACAGGGGCAGTTCTTCACCCCTTACAGCGTCTCGCGGATGATGGCAGAGATGCAGCTAGACGACATCAGTACGGTGATCGAGCGTGAGGGCTATGTCACGCTGCTTGAGCCAGCCTGTGGGGCAGGGGGAATGGTGTTGGCGGCTGCCGACGTGTTCGAGCAGAAAGGCTTCCGGCTCGATCAACACCTGCTCGTCCAAGCCGTAGATGTCAGCCCCCTGTGCTTCTACATGGCGTTTCTACAGCTCACATGGCGCGGCGTCGCGGCGAACGTCGTGCGCGGGAACAGCCTGAGCCTAGAGACCTTCGAGAGCGCATGGACACTAGCTGCGTTCCAATTCCATGCACATCACGGACATCTCAGCTTCGCTAAACCGAGCCAAACGAATCCTGCTGACAATGCCTCTCCAACGAAAACCCCCGATCCAGCACCGGGGGCATACACGCAGCTAAGTTTGTTTTAACGCCTTAAACTGTTCGTATCTAAGAATCGATGACTGAAAAATACTCATCAAGTAAGTGATGCAATTCTTGTAGTTGTTTCGTGTCTAACCTGCCGATCAATACTTTAAGCAATTGCCTCATGTCTTGATTTGGAACCAAGAATCTTTTGCCGCGCCCGTTCTTATTTGTAACAGCGGTATTTCCGTGAAGCGTCTGAACAGCCTCGCTCTCAAAATACTTTCTCACATCTAATTTCGCGCTTTGCGAAGAAGAAGCAACAATGGAACCAATCAGTTTCAAAATACCGGGAATCAAAAAAGCCCGGCAGATCGCCGGGCGCTTGGCACAACTATTCTTCTGCTGCTAGGGGTCGCCGGACGGGCTGGCGCGTGGTACTTCTATCGTGTCCGCCGGATCGACGTTCGGCTTGCCGTCCGTGACTTCCCGCGCCAGCTTCACGAACTCCACTAATTGGTTGACAACGCCCTCGGCGAAGTCAATTATCCGCGTCGCGGTGCGCTGGTGTTCAGGCGGTGCAGACATATACACCTTTTCCAGTGCATCTTTTGACTGACGGTTAATCAGCAACAGACTGCCGCCAACGGCGACCGTGCCAAGAATACCGGCGAAAATCACGGCGTAGCTGGCGAGGCTCTGCATACTCCACAGGTAATCCAACGGCACGGTGACAACTGGCGGATCGGCGGGCTGCACGACCTCGGTCGGTTCCGGCGTGACTTCCTGCGCGAAGATACTCAGCGGGGTGAAAAACAGCGCGCCGATCAGAATGATCAGCGCGACGATGACCACGAACAGGCGAGTGACTTTCAGGTGCATGTGCTACTCCTCTAACTTGTCTTCCGATTGCTGGATCGACAAGGCAACCTTATTGATGGTCGCCTTGATGTCCTCTATGGTGTCACGCAATCCGCTCACGTCGGATTGCTTCTGCTGGGCTTTCTCCAGCGCGTTGACCTTTTCCCAAACGGCTCCCAACCCACGCAGCGCGAGGCGCTGCAAGCGCGTTAGCTCTTTGACATCTGCCTGCACTTCCGTCACGGTCGTGTCGGTATGCTTTGCCGTGCGCGCCGTTTCACTGCTGGCGCTGGCGATGGTTTTAATCTCCGTCACTAGCTCGGTCAGCTTTTCCGTTTGCTTGGAGTCTTCCGCTAGGCGACGGGTGTTGGATGACACCAAACGGAAGGCGGCGATCCCGAACGCGAACAGCGCCGCCGCCAGCAGCACCTCCACCGGCGCATGCAGGATCGCATCAATCGTTGTTTGTGTTCCGGGGTCGAGCTGTGCTTGCGGCAGCGCCATGATTACAATCCTTTCTGATCAGGCAGATACAAGCCGGGCGGTCTGGGGATGCCGACTTCGACCGGCGTCAGCGCGCACATGGGATCGGACGCCGGGAAAGCGTCGATACACAGGATGGGCGGCGGCGGCTTCGGCGGCAATACGCCGATAGGCATGACGAACAGCAGCGCGCCGAGCAGCGCGCCCGTGACTTTGATCATGGTTGTCCCTCGATTGGGCTAATCGAATAAAGTGGTCAGATCGGGGTAGTCGAGTGTGTCGGGAAACAGAACGGCGGCGCGGTTCGCAATGTCGTCGATGATCTGCTGGTCGATAGCATCGCGCGGGAACGCCCCCGCCGCCGCCAGCACGTCGGTTTCCATAGCAGCGTCAGCGGCGATCAAGCCGCCCAGATCGACGTGCAGCGCGGTGTATGGCGTGTCTACAATGGCTACGTTCGTTCCATCGTTGGTCATCTCCCGCATTTCTGCCTGTGTCGCGCCGGGTACGCTGACGTTGACATTTCCAGCCATATACAGACCCGATGCAGCGACATAAGCCGGGACGTTCGGCTCTGATGGGTTATTCACCGTCCTGACAATGAGTGCCGTAGTTCCGCCGGACTGGTTGCCTTTTACAACACGGTTGTTTATGAGGTTCAGTTTAGTTTCGCTGTCCCTCGGCTGAACGTGTGCCGGCACTCCGCAGTTGACAATTAGGCAATTGAGCATGTCAACGCGCATCCCGCTAAACATGGTCGGCGTGCGATCACCAACGAAGGCGATAACACAGCGGTAAAGCGTAACGTTGCCGCCCCCCTGCGTGATGTTGACGCCTTTTGTGTTATATTGCTCCATGTTCTGAGCAATCAGGCACTCCTCAAGATACACATTCGTGCCGAGGATTTCGAGATTGCTGTCCGCGCCATGCGTGAGAGAGCAGTTTTTCATATACACGTTGTCGCCGTTGACGCTCAGGCAGTCGATATAGTTCTGTCCGGCGTAGTTGACAACCCCGTTTCGCATCCGCACGTTGACGATGATCGTCTCATCGCTTATTTCGAGCGCACCGCCTGCCACACATACACCGTGATTTCGCGCGTCCAGCGTCAGATCGGCGGTTGCTCGAATGTCGGATTGTAGGTGAATTGTCCCGTGCAATCCCGGCGCGAATGTCACATGGCGGGGATAGGCGCGGGTGAGCGCGTCGCGCAGCGAGCCGATTCCGCTGTCGGCAAGCGTCGAGACGACGATTTGCGTCTGCCCGTTGCCGCCGCTGGTGATGTCATTGACGACCGGTTCGGCATCGTACACAGTTGAGAGCGTTTGTAGCTGCGTGAGCTGGCTGGCGGCGGTCAGGTTGAGTGCCGTTACCGCCTGCCCGAACGTGATTGCCTGCCCGATGGTTGCGCCTGTGGATGTATGCTCCAGCAACCCGGTCTCAGCACTCAGGAGGTAATACTCCATGTCCAGACTGTCAAACACGGTGCGTAACGCGTCCACACTAGCGGACTGGATCGGCGTGTTGACTGCCGCATACATATAGTCCTCGGTCATGTGCGTCTGCCCGGTGACGTTGTATTGCAGACGGTTCAACATATACAGCTCGTTCACGCCTTCGATCAGATGCGGCGCAACTAGGTCTAGAAAGTCGGCGACTGCCTCCGGGGCAACGAACGCATACAGCTTATGCCCCCATGCCCCCCATGTCATACCGTGACTCCCTTCGCCGTGATATAGGCGTCGAAGGCGGTCTTGTCCGCCGGGGTCTCCGTGAACAGGAAAAGGCTATCAAGAGCCACGTTCCCAAAATAGCCGCTCCCGTAGCCGAGATCAAGCGTTGCTGTGTTCTCACCGAAAATAAAAAGTGGCTGCGTGGAGTCGTTTTGCACACCACCCGCACGGAGATGAATTGACGTGTTCGATACACGCCAAAGTTGCGCACACAGCTTGACATTCGTCGGCGTAGTGACGCTGCGGTCGCCACTGTCCCAACCAGTACCCCTAACCGTTCCTGACTGCCACCAGACGCGGTATGAGTTGTCGCCACCTCTGCTGAATACACCTCCATTTGTCGCGTTCGGCTTGAACACCGCATAGATGTGCTTGACATTGGCGCGTTTGATAATGTCGTTGTTGGCGATAGCGAGAGCGTCGTCTACCCCGTCGAAAGTGATGCCGTCTATCCCAACGACGGGTTTCAATCCTGTTACGGTCTGCACTGCTGAGAGGACGCTCCCCCCTCGCGTCTTCCAGCAGCCGACTGGATCGCCGAGCAATGTCGCCGGTATTGTCCCGGCGCTATCCTGATAGACGCCATAGTTGCGGTCGAGCCAGAGCGACAGCTCCGGCAGCACCAGCGGCGTCACATAGAACAGCACAGGGCGCGACCATGCCTTGCCGACCGGGCGGACGCGCACGAAATACGGATCGTCTCCGAGAGTAAGATCATCTTCGACGGTGTAGGTTAGTCCACTGACTGCCTCGGCGGTCGGCGTTCCTGTCAGCGTTCTGGCGATCTCGACATCGAACTGCGCGCCGTATCCGACCCATGTAATGGTCGGCGTCAGCGTCGTGACGAATAGACCGTTGGTCGGTGACGTGACTCGTGTACGGGTCTCCTCACCAGCAAAGATAAATGGTTTGAGCGGCATGGTTATGCTCCCGGATCGTCGCTGGATAGGGCTTGCGCGGCGACGTTGTAATACACCGTCCGCAGGATGGCGCGCAGCACATCGCGCTGATCAGTGGTGAAGCCTGCCGCATCCAGATCGGCGCGCAGGTCGGTAAAATCGACAGACGGCAGCGCGGCGCGCGCCGCTGCCTGCGCTGCTGCGATGTCATCCTCGGTGTATGAACCGGAGATCGGACTGTAGGTCGCGGCGTCTTCGGCGTCATCTTGCTCTGTCCCGGTCGCATTGTCGGCGAGGAAGACCTTGACCGTCGTCCCGTCTACTGACAGACCTTGATAGACACTGCCGACCGCGTTCAGAATATCGACGTGCAGCGCCGTCACGTCGATGGGGAGGGTCTTGGTGACGGTGATGGTGATCATAGTTCCAGCGCCCACATGGTCAGCGGCGTGTCCGCCTTGTCGAGCGTGGCAATCGCCGAGGCATTGTTGACGTAGTATTGGAGCGCGATGGTGTGACTGCCTGCGGCTGGCGCGACCCAGAGGTGCGTTTTGTCGAACGCGCGCCCGATGTCGGTTGAGAACAGCTTGACGAAGCTGCCGTCGAGACTCAGCCCCAGATACTCGACATAGGCGGACGGGGTATTTATCTTCAACAGCCCGCCGACTCCGATCAAGATGTGACCGCCCTCGGTATCAATCGTCACGGTGAAGTTCACGCCGACGTTGACCGGCGAGGTGCTGCTCGTTACATACGTGCCGCTGTCCTCGCGGACATTGACGTAGGGCGGCACATGCAGGTAGTCAAGCGTGTTGTTGATCCTGTTCAGGTTGGCGAGCGAAATCGCCGCTCCCGACAACCACGCCGGGAGATTATAAGCTGGTGTTGGCATAACATCCTCTCTAGAAGGCGATAATTGCGCTGTCGATCAGCGACTCAGGATCGTCCACAATGGCGACTTTCTGCCGTTCGACCGGCTGCAAAACGAGGGTGAGCAGCAGCGTCTCCGGCTGAGTGCCGACGTTGATCTGGTGGGTGCGCCCGACGATGATGTAGGTCTCCTGCGTGTTGGTCAGGTAGTCGTCGGCGATGCTAACGGCATCCCCGACCGCGAAGCCGAGCGCCTTCGTCATGGTCGTGTCTGATTTATTCGCCAAAACCATCACCGAGGCGATGTGCCCTATGGGCTGGCTGAATTTGTGAATCAGCCAGTCGGCATAGTGCTGCGCGAACTCTCCATCTGCCAGCGCTGGCAGGTCGAGGGTTATGCCGTGTATGCCGTGATCGCCAATCGAGACCGGGTCGCGCGCCGTCACGGTCGCGCGCGAGTCACTGATGAGCGGCGTCCCGCGCAGGCGGAATAGGGTCACATTGACAGCTTCGCCGCCCGTGTTCATCACGGTGACATTGGCGCTGGTCGCGCCGAACTGCACGCGCACGAGCAGGCGCTCGGTGCGGTCAGTCGGCGCGCCCTCGTTGTTTTTCAGCACCTCCGACTCGGCGGCGTAATCCGTTCCGGCGACCGGGCGGATCATGTCTATCCCGCCTACGGCGCTGGCGCTGTCGCCGTTTCGATAGGCTGCGGTGAAGCTGCGTGATTGACCAGCCGCGAGGCGCAGCGGCAGATTCTCCATCGAGTACATGACTGATCCCGCCGACCCGACCCGGCGCGGCGCATAGTTGATCGTGATGTCGTTGGCGAGATCGTCGCCCCAGACATAGCTCATGTTGGTCAGTTCGTCGCGTCCTAAGTCGGTATACGAGCCTGCACGCAGGAAATCACGGTGACGGTCGTGGAATTTGTACCTGCCGTCTGTGCCGTCATAGAAGAAGCGTCCACCGCACTCTGCGCCGACCAGCGCGGCGATATAGCTCTGCACGCCCACGCCCGCGCCGCGTTCGAGATTGTCTCCGACATAAGCGAGCTGCGTTTGCCCGTCCTCAAACGAGGTGATCACATTCTCGAAGATGCGCGCTTCGTCAATCTTGGCGTAATCACCTCCGTCGATGATGGCAAATTCGCCGGGGTAGGGGTAGCGGATCGCGCCAGAGTCGAACAGGTGGGTAAGCGCTTCGCCGGTCGTGACATCGAGCAGCAGCGGCGGCTCGTAGGTCGCTTGGTTGATGATGCTCATGCCATCCTCGGCGACGAGCCGCGCGACCGGCTCGGCATCATCCGGCGAGATTTCCACGCCCGCGATTGTGCCGCGCCAGAGGGGATAGGTCACGCCGAGGTGATCCGCTTCGATGAAGATGAGCAGTCCCTTCGACAGGTGTCCGAACAGCTCCGAACTGCTGTTTTCCGGCAGCCAGTCACCGGATAGGTTGTTCAGGGTCAGCAGCGCGCGCGCCGGCGTCGGCATCCCGATATAGGCGCGCTCCATGCCGTCGCTGAACTCAATTTCTCGGATCGCTGTCGTGATGTTGTCGCGCCAGTGGATTCCGCCCGCATTGAAGGCGCTGGGCGCGGATGATCCCGCGACCAGCATCCAGCCCGCCGTGTCGAGCGTCAGCGCGTCGTTCGGCGGCGATTTCAGCACCGCGAGGCGGGCGTGCGTCATGCCGACCCCGGCGGTAAACGTGAGGGTCTGGGCGACCCAATAGGTTTCCGGGTACAGCACCGACGAGGCGGCGATTTCATTTCCGGCTTGGTCGAAGACCTTGAGCAGGAAATCAGTATCTCCGGTCAGCGTGGGTGATTTCGTCCAGACGCGCCATGTGTAGGTTTGTCCCGCCGTCACCGGGATAACGTTGATCGCGCCGGATGGATGCACGCCGACCGAGAAGCCCGTCCCGCTGGCTGCCGCCATGACCGCCCGCAGAATGAACACGCCGTAAGTCGTCGCCTCGCGGACGAGGCTCAGGGTCGTGCTGGCGTTCGCTGCGAAGTGCAGCCCCCGGAACTGCACAGGCGACGGCAGCAGGTTGATCGGGTCTGCCTGCGCCGTCGTCCGATGGACATAGCCGTCCCGGTCGAAGTCAAAAAGTACACGATAGCTGACCATGCGCCCCCCTCTATCCTGAGTACGGTCGCGCCGTGCCGCGCGGGTTGTACCCCGGCGCGCTGCCGCCGTTGTCGGAGATGATCGCCTCAAGGAATTCGGCACCGCCCGCCATGTGCAGCAGGCGGATCAACCATGCCGGCGCGGTCGGTTCGATGTCCATCTTGACCTTATACTCCTTCGTGCCGATGTCTTCGAGTGTTGCCGCGACGAGATCGAGGTCGGCGGCGATTTTCTGGGTCGAGTCGGACATCGCCTTAAACGGGTCGGTTGCCGTCGCTGCGTCCGCCCCTCCAGTCATCCCAATGCCGGGGATCAGCGGTTGGAAGCCGTACACCGCCGGGTTGCCGAACGCATCGGCGGGTACATACCCCATGCCTCCGCCAGTGGCATACGTTCCCGGCAGCAGTCCATAGGGGTTGGTTGTCCCTGCCCCTGCGTACACTTGGTCGAGGGTCAGCCCGTAGCGCGCCGCCACGCCGAGCGGCGTGTCGCCCGGATTGACGGTGAATGACATCCCCGGCGCGCTGCCGCCATATTGGACATAGCCCGTCTGCGTGGGCAGCATGGTAGCGATCTGCTCTGGCGTGTACCCGGCGGTCGCTGCCTCCTGTAGGAACTGCTCAAGATTGGCGAGGGCTTCGGCGGCTGCACCTGCGCCCTGACTCTCGAAGATCGCTTGCACCAGCGGCAGGACTTGATCGCGGAAGACGATTGACGCCTCCGTGACCTGCCCGCTGGCAAGCAAGATCGTGTCTTGCAGCTTGGCGAAGTCGGACTCCGGCATATCCATGCCGCGCATAAAGTCGAGAAATTCGCCGCTGAGGTCAGAGATCAGCGGCGACCGCGCGCCCTCGCCGAACGCCTGCGCGAGCGTCATTTCGCGGAACGCCTCTGCGCCTTCGCGCGCCGCATCGCGCATCCGCTCTACTTCGTCCGCCCCGCGCTCCAAATAGTCAAGCTGCTCATCCGAGATCAACCCTTGCTCGTGCATCGTCGTGGCATAATCCAATGCCTGTTCATAGGTGCGCGCCAACTGCTCGGCTTGGGCGAGTTCGTCCGCCGTAAACAGGGTTGCGCCGCCAATGCTTCCACGACCAATGGGGTTGACCAGTCCGAACAATTGTTGAGAGGCAGCGACCGCCGGATCGATGATCCCGGCAATTTGCAGCCTGCGCCCCGCCGCATCGCTGGCGCGTTCGGCTTCGATTTGCTCCTGCCGCAGTTGCTCTAGGTACGCGCTTTCGGCACTGCTGCGCCGCTCTATCGCCTGCTGCTGCTGCGTCTGGATGCGAACCGCTTCGTTCATCAGGGCGTTTTGCTCTTGAATGAAGCCGAGCAGCCCGGCGTATTGCTGCCACTGCTCCTCGGTGAAGTCGGTCATATCACCGAAGGGCAGGAAGCTCGTAAAGCTATCCGGGTTAAGCAGTTCAAGATCGGGGTTTTGCTGCAATGCCCTGACGGCTTCCTCGATGACCATTTGAATGATGTCCGGGTCAAGCGCCGTCTGGTATTGGGCGAACCCCTGCGCAATCACTGTTTGCCGCGCAAACCGCTCTTGCTGCGCCGCTAAGTCGCGCGCGCCGATGTCCTGTGTCGCTTGGTCGAGGAGTTGTATGCCGCCAATTAGCCCGTTCACGCCCTGAGCGAACCTATCCGAGACATTTGCCCAGAAGTTTTCAAGCTGCGTCTGCAAGCGGGCAATGGGTGTTTGCACTGCTGTCACCGCGTCGCCGAGGCGGTCAAGGCTGTTCGCGCCTTCTTCCATCACCGCCATGCGGAAGGCGTCAGATCGGTTCAGAGCTTCGCCAGTGGCTTGCAGCTCCTCCATGCGGCGCTGCACACGCTCGGACGAAATGCCGAATGTGTCGAGCCGCAGCACGGACTCGTTGGCGAGCATCAAAGCGAAATCTTCAATCGACTGCCCGGCTTCATTGCCCATCGCGCCGCCGAGCTTGACCGCCATATCGATCAGCGTTGCGATTTCGTCCTGTGTTTCCCCCAACCCCATGCTGAGATACTTGGACGCGCCTTGCATGAGCTGGAAGTCGTTGATAATGCCGCCGGTGCGGTCGCGCAGTAGATCGAGCATCCGCGCCGTTGCTTCGCCGCCATCGGTCAGCTCCTCAAACGTGCGTATGGCGACTCGATTCGCGCTGCCGAGTTCGTACATCTCGCTGGCGGTATTAGTGACCCGTTGCAGCAGCGCCCCGGCAATGCCGATGTCCATGACCTGCTGCAATCGGCGATAGGAGTTCTCTAGCGCGCCGCCGGACTGCGCGGCGCGCTTCTGGGCGTCGTCCATTCTGCCGAGGTTCTGCGTCACGCTGCCGAGTGTTGCCGTCGCCCCCTGCCCGTTGGCAGTGATAATCAGTTCTACGCGATAGGAATCATCTGCCATCACAGCCCCCTTTCTACAGACCTTCGAGCAAGATCAGCGTCAGCGCCTCGGCGCTGGCGGCTTTTCGGTTGATCAGAGCCTCGCGGAGCGCGGTCAGTTGCTTATCACGCTCCGCGAGGTATTGAAAAATGGTGTCTTTGTCCTCGTCAGGAAGTGCCCGCCACTCCGGCGGCGTCATTCCGAAGAGTCGGCACGCCAGCATCACCCGCCGCGTGTACGGCTCGAAACGGGGCGTCGTCGGGCTGTGCCCGCACCGCGCTGATTGCTGCCGTGATGAAGTTGAGCAGCGCCATGACCATCCCGGCATCCGGCTCGCTGGCGATGAAGACGTCTACCTGTTCGTCCAGCGTCGCGCCCGGAATCTCCATACCGCCCTCTACGAGCGCATCCACCAGCACAAGATAGTTCTGGCGGATGGCGCGGTCGCGGAGCTGCTGCTTATAGGTCTCGTCTTCGAGGTCGGGCACTTCCCGCCGCGCTGCGGTCATGATCTTCGGCGGCACAGGCGCGGGCACAGCCGCGAGCAGTGCTTGATAGTGATGATACGACGGCAGGCGCAGCGTGACCTCGACCGGCTCGCTGTAGTTGGTCTTGAGCGCGACCGTCACGGTCTTCTTGGCGAATACCCCCAGCCCGGTCGTCACGGCGACACCGTGCTTTTGGTCAGCGCGCCGTCGCCGATCAGGCGGGTGCGGAAGCGCTGCGGCATGTTGCCCTGCGCATTGAGCGCGAGCGCTGATCCGCCCTGTACGCGCACCTCGCCCGTGAATTTCATGCTGCCGGTCGCCGTCGAGGGAGTGTATGCCTCAAGCGTGCGCGCGCCCGGTGATGCCGCCGTGAGCCACGTCATGAGCAGATCATAGGCTTCGGCTTCGCTGGCGGTGTCGCTCATGTAACATTCGAGATCGACATTCCACGTCTTTTTGCCGTCTACGGCGTTCGCGTAGGTCCCGCCGAGCGTCTGAAACGTGCCCGCCGTCGTCTCAACGTTCAGCGTTGCGCTGACCACCTGATTGCTGACATCGATCAGCGTGCCCGCCGCCTTGTCGATCTTGATCACGCCGAGGGTTTCGGAGATGAACGCCATGCTTATTCCTCACCTTCCGCCGGTTCGTCCGGCACTTCTTCGGCGCGAATCGAGTTCAGACGCAGCAGGGTTTTGATGTCGGCGTCTTTCCAGCCCGTGACATCGACCTGCTGCCCTTCCTCGGTGTACGTCCCTCTGGAGCGACTCCAGAGGCGTTCATTGGCGATGTAGATTGTCGCCATTACAGTTGTCCTTTCGCTTGAATCAAAACGCGCCGAAAGGCGCGTCATTGAACTGAATTGAATGTAGGGCAGGCTATTCCTCGGCGGAGTTAAGTCTCTCTCGGTATCCGCCCCGATTGACATCAATGGTGATGTTGTATCCGCGTTTAACGAGGTATTCCTGAACAGCCTCGCGGATCAAGTCACTGGCGTAAGTCTTGCCGTTTTCACTAGTTCTCCTGTCGGCTAACTCTTCCAGTATTTTACGAGCCTCGTCACCGAGCGCGACGGACATAGAACGTGTTCGCTTTGGCTTCTCCACACTCTACCTCACTGTAGTACACTGTTGACAGTGTAACACGTAGAAAGGCAAAAAGCAATGGAATTAGCCGGTTACTTATTCCCGGTCGCCCTTGAGGACACGATCTCGCTTGACCTCAGTGAAGCCTTGCCCTTAGCCGATGTCGAGTACATCGGCATCGGCGATAAGGTCGCCTATGAGCGCCTAAATGATCGTGGCAAGGTTGTCATGCGTGCGTTCGGCACAGTGACCAACGTCAACCATACCACGCAGTCAGTTCAGCTTTGCGTCACCCCACTCCTGCGTTTTTGGGTCAACGTGAACGGTGGGAGCCTTGTCTCAAACGGGGCGGCGGATACCGCCGTTTTCACCACAGCACCCGCCGTTTAACCATTGCTTAGGGCGCGGTTGCCGCCAAGCTCGCCGCGCCCCATTGGGAGAATTATAGCATGTCCGCAACCTCACCGAACTGGATTACCGGAAAGACTTGTTTGCGCCGCGACCGCGCCGAGGCTACCAGTCAAGGCGGCGAAGATGAACATCTGTCACTGCTTGAACTTCACATTGTCGCGCTTCGGCGCTCACTGCCGCCCGATCAGCAATCCGGGCTTGATGCTGCGTTAGCTGTCATCTTCGGCGGCGAATAATGCTTACCGGGGCGGCGCGCGTCCGCCCCTACTTATGAGGTCACTCATGGCTAAACCCAAATACAATGTACCGGACGGTTTCAAACGCTGCTCACGCGGCGATAACTGTGTCCACTCAATGGGGTGTGTTCAGCCTGCCGATAGTGAACATTTTAGCCCTAACCGCAGTTGTAAGGACGGCTTCCACCACGCCTGTCGCTCTTGCAAGGCTATTGCCGATCAAGTGTTTAATTCCAGTCACCCTGAACGCCGCAGGGCTATCAGGCGTCGGCACTACCTGAATCATGCCGAGTTCAACCGCGCGCGCTCGCGCGCCTATAATCGCGCCCATCGACCTGCGCGTGTTGAGTACAATCGCGCGTACCGCAGGAGCAACCCCGACAAGGTGAAGCAGTTCAATTTAAACCAAGTTGTTCGTCGCTCCGCTGATCCTCGTTACCCGCATTTTCGTCGCGTTTACGAGCAACTCAGGCAGGCGCGTAAGCGCGGCTTGCCTGAGTTGTTTTTTGTTTCCGACTGGCTGCGCGCTCTTGGCTATTTCGGCGGATGCTGCGCCATTTGCGGGCGAGCGACAAGCGAGGGGGTCATACTTGCCGCTGATCACTGGATTCCGCTTGCTGATTCGCGTCCTGACAATCCCGGCACAGTCCCAACAAACATTGTTCCGCTGTGTCACGGCGTAGGCGGTTGTAACAACCGCAAGGGCAGCCGCGACCCGATTGAGTTCCTTCAAACTGAGTTCGGCACAGAACGCGCCGCCGAAATCCTCTACCGTATTGAAGCCTACTTCGCTTGGGTGAAGTCGCAAACCGATCAGAGCTGATGCTTACTCCATCGCCTGAATAACTCTTTTCGCATCCGCGCCCGAACGCGCTCGGCGTTTTTCCGGTAGACGACAGGTATTTTGTCCCACCCTAAACGAGCGTGGTACGGGTTTTGTCGTCCGCCCTGAACATAGGTCGCATACGGCGTGATCGAGCGCACATGCCAGCGATCCGGCGCTTCCGCGCCGACATCCCAGCCGCGCCCAAGTTTCCCGGTTCGCGGATACGGCACGGTGATCTTCCCCTGCCGGATCATCATCATGACGTAGTGTCGCTGCTTCTCAGACGCCCATGGATAGGGCGGTCGAGGAAGCTGCACCGGCGGGTAGCTTTCGACCAGCACGAGGCGAAACTCCTCAGCCCCGGCTTGCAGCACATCGCTGGGCGGTTCGCCGACGACTCCGAGCAAGCGCATCAGATCGGGGAGGTCGTCTTTGCCGCGCCGGACGTGGTAATCGAGTGCTGGCATGGGTCACTCCTGCGCTATAAAACCGAAATGCGCCGCCGGTGAGACATTGAACTCCTCGCCTGTGTCGCACCAGAAGTAGACGCGCCCGAACTGCGCGCTGTATTCGCAGCGCGTGATCCTCAGAATATCTACCCCGTCCTGTATCAGGTACGGCGGCGTGCGGCGCTGCGCGAGATCAATCGCCTGTACGGTCGGTTTCTCGTCCATCCTCCTCTGCTCTCTTTTCGACGGTGAGGTAGGAGACATACGGCGACGCCAGTCCGCCGCCGTCCGTAAAGCCGAACAGCACTTGGCGGCGCTGCGGGCTGTGGCGCAAATCCCGCACTGTGCGGGTTCTGCCCTGCCAGATGAGATCGAACGGCGGGGTGTAACGCCGTGCTACCTCTCCCGCCTCCATGATCACGAATGTGGTTGCCATGTCTGCCTCACGTATAGTCGATAACCGGCAGCTTGTAGACCATTGCGCCATACCAGCGTTCGCCGTAGGCGATGAGTTCCGCGCCCTTGTCGGTCATCGGGTCGCACTGGAAGACCAGCGCCGCGCCGTCGAGGTCGAGTTTCGGCGTGAGCAGGAAGTGACCGGGCAGCACGTCGCTGACCTCTTCGGCGGCTTCGATTGCGTCGCGCGCCTCTTGGAATGAGTAGGGTTTGGGCAGCAAGACTTGGAAGCGCACGACATCGAACGTCCGGGTGACGCGCAGGCTTCTGCCGAGCGTGACGCGCTGGCGGTTGGTGGTTTCCGCATAGTAGCAGGTCACTGCCGGAAGCTGCGCCGCCGTCCATGCGAGAGGCTTGCCCTCGGCGTTGAATTGATCGCCGACCGTGACGATCCCGTCGCACAGTTCGGCGATGTCAAGGATGCGGGTTTTGATCGTCTTGATGCTGCTCATCTTCCCATTCCCATCTCACCAAGCCATAGTGACGTATAAACCGCAGCGGCAGGGTCTCGGTTTCGACCAGCTCAACCCAGCCTAAGCCGACGTGACCGGAGCGCTCCGGCAGCAGTGCCGCCGTCGTGTTGGCGGTCACGTCCTCGTTATCGAGGTACACGCGAATCGTTCCGGGCGGCACGCGCTCACCCTCGGCGATCCAACTTGTACCCATCAGCAGGCGCAGCAGGGCATCTACCTTGTCGAGATTGCGCACTTGCAGCGCGACGCTCGGCGTCACAGTTACACCGCCAAGCGTACAGTCAGCGACCGCGCGCCGCCCTGATTCACCGCCGCCTCGCTGGCGACGTTGACGCTGACGAGGCGGAAATACACCCCTGCCCCTGTCGCCCATGCCGCCGCCGGCTTGACGACGTAGCGCCCCGCCGGCGTCGTGCTATTGACGACGGTGCGGACGATTTCGCCCGTGTCGTCCCGCAGCAAGCCGAGGCTGGTACTGGCGTCGTCGGAAAGTTCGATGGCGAGATCGGCGGATGTCCACGAGGCAGGCACATCGACGGCGAGACCCCAGCAACCGCGCGCCGCGATCCAGCCGGTCACGGATTGCCCGTTGGCGATGGTCGCCGCTTCCGTGATCCCGCGCTGCTGCGCGGTCAGGACGAGGTTGCGCTCACGATCTCCGAGAGTGTCGTATGCAGGCATGGTTAACCCTCCGCCAGCAGCACCTTGCGGATGTTGCGGACGGCGGCGGGACCCACCCCCTTCACATCGCGCAGTGCGTCGTCAGTCGCGGCGCGGATCGCCTCGATGGTCGTGTATCCCGCCTCGTGCAGTGATTTCAACTGTTCGGCAGACAACACATCGGTGAGCGCGATCTCTAGCTCGGTCGCGGCAACATCGTGACCCGCCGGGCGCACCTGCTCGATCTGCTCCGGCGTCAGCTCGATCTCGACCACATCAACCGCCAATTCGGCGAATCCGCTCGGCGGTTCGGCGTCTTCCGGCACAGTTACGCCGAACTGTCGCAGCGTCTCGATCTGCTCTGGCGTCAAGTTGAGCGCAGCGAGCCACTCGGCAGGAGTCGGCGGCTGCGTGGCGGCGATACGCGCGGCGGCGTCCGCTTCACTTTCCGGCACTTCGCGGCGTTCCACGATGCGCCAGCCTTTTTCTTCCAGCCGCGCGTGACTGCTGGCGTCGGCTTCATCGATCCAATCCGACCGCAGCGGGTGCGTGTTCGCCTTTTTGCGCGGGCTTTCGTACCTGTATTGGAGAGGCATTACTCCTCACTTTCTTGGTTGAAGTATAAGCCGCGCCCGTAGCGATTCGGCGACGGCGCGGGGTGCAGCGTGATCGTTCCGGCAGCCTTGCGCGCCCCCCAATAGCGCGCCTGTTTCATGGCGTTTTCGTACTCTGTGCCGTACTGGATCACCTGCTGTACGTGCGGCATATCCACATCGTCCGCCAGCGCTGCGGCTTTGGCTGCCCAAACCTCCTCAGCCGCAGCCGCGAGGTCATACGTGGGATACCAGCCCATGACCGCGACCTGCGTCGGCGGGTCAGTGGACGTGTCGAAAAAATACGGATATACCCCCCTTTCGTCCATCATTGGATAGCGTTCTATGACTGCCGCCAGCTCCGTATCTGTGTATGGCGCGGCGTCCGTTGGCTCGGCGATCATCAGGCGCAACCGAGCAATGAGTGAACTTGTTGCTGACACAATCACACTCCTAGTTATTCATGTTGACGTCTCCGCTACTTGAATCAAAACGCGCCTCTCGGCGCGTCGTTGAATTTTACGCGGATGCGGAATATTTACCGCTCTGCTTCTGCCGGCTGCGTCTCAGATCGTCCTTTACGCCCGTCGACCAATGTGGTTAATCACTGTCTTCAGGTCGTCGGTCGCCGCCAACTTTTACGACATATTTCGCCGGATCGCTTTTCAAATCCCTTACTAACCCTTCGGAAACATACAGGCGAACCAAGCCTGCAACCGAAGCCCCTCGCTTGGTAGCTTCCGCCTGCAAGTCGGCGTCCATCTCGTCGGTGATAGTCACAATTATTCTAGGCATAGCTCCCTCGTTGACATCATGTGATAGCATGTGCTATACTTAGCAGTAGATAGCACTTGCTATCAAGTGTATCACGAAACGAGGATAATTATGCCCAAGACTTCGGACAATGCCCAATCACCAACCCTTGCCGAGTATTTGTTCCCGGTCGCGTTGGAGGACGCGATCCCGCTTGACCTCACTGAAGCCCTGCCGTTGCCCGATGTTGAGTACATCGGCATGGGCGATTACGTCACCTACGAATACGTCAACGAATGGGGCGCAGTTGAGCGCCGCTTCTCCGGCAAAGTGATCGACGTGGATTACACCACCAATTGCGCCCTCGTGGACTCACCGACCGAGTACCGCCCGTACTGGTGCGCCGTCGAGTACCTCAGCCTCAACCTAAACGGGACGGCGGATACCGCCGCCACAGCCGCAGTACCCGCCGCTTAACCACTATCAGGGGCGCGCTCGTCGCCAAACTACCGCGCCCCTATCGAAAGGATACCATAGCTCATGAGTAACACAACCTCGCCCGCAACCGCCCCTTCCTCAGCCCTCAAATGGGTCATCTATCGTACAGCGCCGAGTGATTGGCGTGGAAAATACATCGCCACGCACGAACGTGACATCCCTTACGAAACCGCTGAGGGCGCGGTCGTGATCGGGCGCGTCGCCGACTCGAATGCCGCCGTCCGCGAACTGTACCGCCTCAGCGACGCGGCGCGGGAGTCGGCGACATGACCACGCCTGTCGCTAGCGACCAAGTTGCCGAACAGGAAGTCGTCTACGCCCTTCGGTACAGCCACATGGACTCGCCGTACTTCTCTCAAAAAATCGAAGACCTTACCTTCGAGATGGCACTGAAGAAGGCGAAGAACCTCAAGCACGAGTATAGCTGGAAGATCATCCGTGACGCCGACGCCGTCATTATCGCCCATCGCGACGTTACGGGACTGGAAGCCTATCTTTGGGCGCGTATGCGCCGCGAACAACTTGCCGCAGCCAACCAGACCGAATGGATCGACCCGGAGGCGAAGCCGTGAGCCGCAAAGGAGTCTATGTCCTCAAGTTCACCCCTGCGGTGGGTAACGAGCGCCACCGCGCACGTTACTACGTGGGGTGGACGCGCAATCTCGACAAGCGCCTCAAACAGCATCGCGGCGGCAGGGGATCAGCCATCAGTCGCGCGGCAGTCAAGCAGGGCTGCGAGATCGAAGTCGTGCTGTTTATCCCCAATGCCGGACGTGATATGGAGCGCGTGATCAAGCAGTCGAAGAACGTCCGCCGCTGGATCGCAACCTACCGCCGCGCCGTAGACCAGCAGGAGGACTTCGCTGATGATCGCGGTGCGTAGCAAGGCGCGGTACAGCCATTACGCTAGAACTCTGGACGTCAGGCAGAAGGTCAGGGGTGCGCGCGAACGCGCCCGTCTGCACGGGCAACCTGACGGTTACACACCGACGCAGTTTCGGAAGGCGATTGCAGCCTTCCGTGACCGATGCGCCTACTGCGGAGTCAGGTTCACGGAAACGAACCTTCCAACTATCGAACACTTCATTCCGGTTTCCGCCTACGGAGCGCCCGGAACGGTTGCAAGCAACATCATTCCAGCTTGCATCACCTGCAATGGAAGCAAGAACGGCAGCCCGGCGAAAGCGTGGTTAGTTACCACCTTCGGGGCTGAACACGCCGCCATTGCCTTAGCCAACATCCAAACCTACTTTCTATCTCTTGGAGAGATGACAACCATGACGCACCAACTGACCGACATGACCCCCGCCGAAGTCAACCTGATCATGCTGCTGCGTAAGGGCGATGCCCACGCCGCCATTACCGCCCTCGTCGAGATGCTCCCAACCCGCTCGGCAGAGCCGCAACCCGCACCCGTCACGTCCGCGCCGCAGTCTACGCCCGATTTCACCTTCGGCGGCAAGCTGCTCGAAGTCAGCGTTGAGCCGATTATGGGGACGCCGAGCGAGGCGCGTCAGTTGAGCATCACCCTGTTTAGCCGCTGGAGCGTCTGGGTGTCTGGTTGGATCGACTTCTGCGACTTCCGTCGTAAGTAATTACCCGATTTACGTATAGGGGTGGCTCGCGTCCACCCCTGCCTGTGAGGTTACTCATGCCCAGAAAGCCACAAGACCCAATCAAGCGATTCATGTCAAAGGTGAAATCCCCCAATTCTGCCGATGAGTGCTGGATATGGGGCGGCGGTTACTTTAGTGACGGCTACGGCAGCTTTACCTTCGACGGACAGTCTCGACGCGCTAGTCGTGTAGCCTACCAGTTGTTTGTCGGCGACATCCCTCACGGACTTTTTGTTTGCCACAGGTGTGATAATCGCGCCTGCGTCAATCCTGCTCATTTATTCCTCGGTACTCCTGCCGAGAACTCCGCTGACATGATAAGCAAGGGGCGAGGTGTAACAGGTGATCGTCATTGGACTCGCTCTCACCCCGAAAAACTCAAGAGGGGTACGGCTCATCCTATGAACCTTAAGCCGCTCTTAGGTGAGGAAAATGCCAACTCCAAGTTAACCGAAGCTCAGGTGATAGAGATGCGCCGACTATTCTCTGAAGGTGTTTATAGCCGTCGCGAACTGGCTAGACACTTCGGCACTACCTACGCGACCGTCAAAGACATCATTCGTAGGCGTACTTGGAAGCACATTCCTTAAGCGCGGCGCTGGCGCTCATCTTAGAGCCGCACCCATTCGATGATTGCTTCTCCGACCATGCCGGCAAGCGTGGCGCTGGCGGTGATCGTGAGGTACTGCGACGCGCCCCACTTCTGCCCCGCCTTGCCGTTCGTGCCGCCGTTCTTGATGTTGTCGTAGACGCCAGCGGTCGCCACGCTCAGACCGTCGATCAGGTCGTCGTCGCTGGTCGTGCCGTTGGCGGCGATCCCGGCGTCCACCGTCGCCGCGCCGGTCGATTGGGTGGTGATGTTGAGAATGAGGCGCGTGACATACAGGTCAGCCCCTTCGGGATTGGCGAGCGACAACGCGCCGCCCGCCGTCGTGCCGGTGACTGCCGTCAGCGGCGTGCGGAACGAGCCTTCTTCAAAGCCCATGATGTGTGTTACCTCTCGGTTGTTGATCGAACGAACGAAAGGGGCATGATTTATCATGCCCCCGCGGATGCACTACGCCGCGAAGGTGATCGCTCCGCTGACGACCTGTTTCCCTGACGGTAATACGACCACGAGATACCACGTGTCCGCGCCGCTTTCGGTGATGACCAGATTGATCACCCCGGCGGCGCTGGATTGCAGCCACCAAGCGAGCTTGGTCGTCAGTTCCTTGACGATCTTGCCGTTCGTGCCAGCGGCGACGCTGGTCGCGGGCGCAGTGCCGGAAATGGCGACGCCGGTCGCGGCATCGGACAGGTAGGCATGGACATGCCCGATCTGCTCCAAGTTCGCGCCGCCGGCGTCCTTGAGTTGAATGGTGACGGTGATCGCGTCTGTCGCTTCCGTCCCGATGCTGATCGCCGCGTCCTGCGCGACGCCTTTCGGATACCAACCCATTGCATCCTCTTTCTTCGGCTCAGCGCCGAGCGACTACGACGCCTTGAGGACGCCGAACGGGTAGCGACTGGCTTCGGTCGTCTGCACGCGGTTGATGGGGTTCGGCACCTGCCAGCCGAGGCGCACGACGACGCGCATCGCGCTCATGTTTTGCTGGAACAAGTTGTACAGGATGTTGCCCGCGCCGTCCGTGATCACCGACTCGGTGGACATCGCATAGGTGATGTCCTGCCGCATGGCGTAGACGAGTTTCTTCCAATTGCCGCTGAACATCAGCGCCGAAGCACTGGTGAAGGCGGCATTTTCGGGGAAGTAGATCGGCGCGCCGTCGAGATCGTACATGGTCGCCGCTTGCGGGTTGCGCGTGAAGATCGGATTGCCGTCCGCGTCGCGCAGACCGCGCAGCTTCGACTTGACGGTCAGATCGGCGATGTGTCCGGTGACGTTGTAACCGTCCGCTTCGATCTTGGCGAGCAAACCGCTCTCGGACATCACGTCATCGTAGATGTCCGTGCCAGTGCCGAGGACGACCGAGTTGCTGGCGGCGACCGCCGCCGTCAGGATGTCGTCGGGGTAATTCGCCGGCGCGTTCGTACCGATCAGGACGGCAGCGTCGAAGGCGACACCAATCGCCTCCTCGATCAGCGGGCGAATCTGCCCCCAGATGTCGTATCCCGCATCTGCGAGTACCTGATTCGGGATCGGCACGATCACGCCGAGTTCTTCGGCGTAGATGTACTTGTCCGCCCATTCGACTTTGGAGGTCTGAATCAGACCCGTGTCGCCGTTGACGAAATAAGCGGTCGGCAGCGCCGACAGCACGGGCATACTCTGCTGGCTGGTCGCCATGTTGGGCAGGCGCGTTGCCATACTCATGACGGTCGAGCGCGTCGGCACGTTCTGGATGATCGTGCGGCTCGCCTCATCCGGGATCAGGGCTGCCGCCCCGGTGCGGTCAATAAGGCTGTTGTAAGGCATGGTTTACCTCGATAGATGGAGTGAACGAATTGCGGACTTATCCGCGTCCGGCAGCCTCACGAATCCAGCGATTCATGTCGCCTGTCGCGGGTGGTTGGCTCTGCGACCCCGCCCCGGCGTTCGCGGGCGGCGGCGGCGGCGCTTTGAAAAGCGTCGGGTGACGCTGTTTGAGCAGGGTGAAGTTGATCCGTCCCTGCTTGTCGAAATACTCGTCCGGCGCAGCGCTGACCACGATCCACGCCAAGCCGATGTCTGACACGCCGATCTCCGGTCGTGCCGCCTCGGTGACGAAATCGGCGCGGCGGTTGGCGGTTTCGAGCGCGCTTCCCATCTCGGTCAGGCGCGTTTCGAGTTCACTGCCTTTTTCCGCCTTCTTGGTCAGGTCAGCGAGCTGCGTCTGGAACGTCTTGCGCTGTTCGCGTTCGGCGTGCAGTGCGCTTTGCAGTCCTGCCGTTGCCCCTTCGTGCAGCTTGCCGATCAGCGTGCGCTCGGCTTCCGGTTGTGCTGCCAGCCACGCCTCCCACGTCGCGGGCGGCGTCTCACCCCCTGCGCCGGGCGTCTGCTGCTGCTGCTGACCGCCTGTCTGCGTGCCGCCGGGCGGCGGGGGTGTTTGCTGCTGCCCATCGCCGTCGAACCAACGCCGCCGTTTGCGCAGCGACACCACCGCCTCGGCGTCCGCGTGCCGAAGCATCTTGAAATTGATTTGCATGTTTCCCTCGCATCTCGCTTGGTTGATGGGTATCTCACCCGTGTAATCGAAAAGCGGGCGTCTCGCCCGCGAATTACCAAAACAAAACCCGCACTGTGCGGGTTGGCAGGGGGGGGTTATGTGAGACTGTCGAAGTAGGTTTGAATACGTGCCTGTATTCTCTGTGCGTCGTCGCTGAAATACTCACTCAGCCATTCCAGCGGCATTTTGTTGTACTTGCTGTTATTGCACCCTTTGCCTTCTGCGTGGTAACGCCGGCGCGTGTGACATAGTGGAACAATATTGCTGCGCGCTGTCAGTCCGCCCTTACTTCTCGGTATCCAGTGATCCGCAGCAATAACCGTCCACTCGTCGGCAGACCTTCCGCAAACGGCGCATTTATTCCCGAAATACGCAAGCGCGGCTTCCCAGTCATCCTCGCTGTATTCGCCCACCCCCGCATCGGACGTTCTCCGAAGAGCCTCGAATATCCGCTTTCTCTCTTTTACTTCTGGGCGACTGCAATACTCCTTGTTGTAGCCTTTTCTCTTTGCCTGAAAATCAAGATCGCTTGCGCGCCGCTTTAAGTAAGCCTTGCGGTTCGGGTCGGTTTTCCGCCTTTCATTCAAGTCTGAGTTGTAGGCTTTTCTCTTCGGGGTTTGATCGTAAACGCGCATGTACTCACGTCGCCCCTCGCGCTGATCTGGGGTCAGGTTTTGCCGCCACTTACGGCTTGACTCGCGCTCGCAATCCCTGCATTTCCCCCGAAACGATCCTGATTTTAACTGGCGATAGTATTCACTCGTCTCAGGCAGTCCGCGCTTGCACTCGATACAGAACCTTGTGCCATTGCTGACGATTCCCTTTTTACGAACCTTCTGCCCGCGCTTTCGTCTTAGCTGCTCAAAACGCAGCGTTTCGCATTCACGACACGCAGCTACTAGCCCGCTTGCTGCACGCTTTTCCGGGCTGAAATAATCTGAGGTAGCCGGGTATTCTTTGCCGCACTTGGTGCAGCGTTTTACAGCGGGTATACTTGGCAAATCCATTCAGTCCTCCAATGACTGTTTGGTAGAGGCGGCGGTTGATGCTCGCAACATCTCCGCCGTTTCGATTTCCCCTCAATTATACTACGAGCGTTCTATCCGAGCCACAGATCGCCGCAGTCCAGCTTTTCCGGCTTGACCTCCACGAACTCATGTACACAGCCGATGTGCTGCTGATGACCGTAGCGGTCTACGACCTTGCGGCTCACATAGCCCATGCCGTAGAGCCGCGCGCACTGCGCACAGACCGGGGCGGGACCCACGAATTTCCATTTCCCGCCTTCGAGGTTGTTTTTGCGCGCGAACTGGTCGCGCGCATACTGCCGCGTGGTCGTCTCGGTGTTGACGGAAATCTGCGCTAATTTCCATGTGTCCCGCTGCTGACTCCACTTCTCAAGGTTCGAGAAGTAGTAATTGCGGTTGCCGCGCTGGTTCACTTCAAACAGCCGCTCGATTTCTGCCTTGACCTCCCGATTCCACGTCCGGGCGATATTCTGCGCATCCTCCCGGCTCATGCGTCTTAGTTCGGCGAGGTCGCCTCTACGCGGTGCGTTCGGCGTCCGACTGCATCCGTGCCGCCGTGCTTCGTCGGTCAGTGCCGTTGACCAAGCGCGTTTTCTCGCGTCGAGAAGCTGCTGCTCAAGCTGTCGAATGTCGTCATCCTGCATTGAGTACAGCAGGGCGATAGTCTCAGTCAGGCGACTCATAATCACCCCTCTGCATAACGCGGCGGCGCGCGATAAGGTCTACCCCGATGAGTGCAGTGCCAAGCGCGGACGCCAGCAGGATGAATACGGCAAATCCGATCAGAAGCGCATCCATGCCCCTACTGTCCTTTCGTGATGAGGGCGACCAATTCCGGGTTATCCCTGAGCAGCGCGGCAAGCCCATATCCGAGTGGGACGATCATGTTTTCGGGCTGCTCATCTTGCCCGGCGACGGTCAAAATGCCGTGCAACGCCTCGTGCAGCAGGGTGACGAGCTTCACATCTTCGCTCAAGGCGTTATCGATCTTGATCGTTCCGAGATCGTGCTGAATGTGACCATTTAGCCCGCGCTTACGTCCCTCGCCATCGACATAGTGCAGATCGGTGATCTCGCTGACGCTGTACGTCACTGCTCCGACCTTCAGCTTACTGATCATCGTTCGCCTCGTTGACTAGCGCATCCCACTCGGCATCGGACAGCGCCAGCAGCGCCGCGCCTCCGCGCGACGTGATCCGCGCTGTCATGCCGCCGAGGTTGAGTTGTGTCGTCTCCACATCGGCGCGCCGTTCTTTCGCCAGCGACTTAATCACCACCGCCGGTGCTTCGGCGTTCGGATTGGCGGCAGCTCGAAGCTGCGAGGCGATCAGCGCTTTGCCCGCCGGGCTGAGGTTGGTCTGCTGGAGTCGGGCGAGTGCCGCCTCTAACTCCAGTGGATTGAGCTGCGGCAGGTGTCCGCTACGGCGTTTCATCGTTGCTCACCCCCAACAGTGCCTCGGTCACGGCGCGGCTCTCACGGCGCGCCTGCTCATCGGCTGCCGCTGCCGCTTCGTCGGCGATCTTGGTGATCTGTGCCTCGTCCCATCCGAACGCCGGGGCGAAGACTTCGAGCAGCACGGACAGCGGGACACGATCTTTGAGGATTTCCGCCGCTAACTTCGCCGCCGCAACCTTGTCCAACGGTTCGGCGTCGAGCTGGTCGAGTTCCGCATCCGTCCAGCCCTCGCGGCGCAGGGACGACCGCAGCCCCATGCCGGCGCGCGTGTTGATCTCGCGGATTTCTGCCGCCGTGCGCGGTTGCACAGTCTCCGGTTGCTCAAAGTCGGGGGTGATATCCGACTTGCTGACCTCGATTCCGTCAAGCTGGAGCAGGAACGCGCCAACCTCTACCCAAGTCGGCTTAAAGTGGTTGATCGCCCCGGTTGCCTTTTTATTCAAAGGTGCTTCCATCGCGATCAGCGCTTCGCCGGATGGGTCGCCGCCTTGCGAAAAGAAGTAGTGTTTGGGCGTGCGCGTGATCACAGCGATCTTGCTGGCGAGACTATCCATCGCGTTGAGGTAGTTGGTGAGGTCGGTCACATCAAACTCGCCGACCTTCGTATCTTCGCCGACGCCATCCCCCGCCGGAATCTTCCAGTTTTCATTGGGCGCGCTCTTGAGTGCCTTGATGTCGGCGCTGGTCACGATCCAGCGCTGCCGGAACGCGCCGACGAAGGCGACGATCATCATGTCGCCGAACAGGTTGTTGATGGCATCCTGCGGCTCGATCACGTTCTGAAGTCGGCTTTTGATAACGCGGCGCTCGGTACGGAAGTGGAAGATCGGGATGACGCCGAATGGGTTCGGCGCACTGGGCAGCGCCTCGACTGGCTTGAACGCCTCGGCGCTGCTGACATCGCCGGACTTGGAGTTGCTGACGTAATACTCGATCCGGTCGGCATAGTACAAGTTCAAATAGCGATGCTCATCGGTGCCGACCCACCATTTGGCGGCGAATGACTTCTTACGCGGGTTCTCCTCATCATAGAAGATGTGGCACAGGCGAGAATCGTTGTAGTAGGCTTCGATCTCCCCGGTCGGACTTTTCCAACCGAAGACGAACGCTTCGCCTGTGACCAGCGCGCTGAGGTGGACGTTCGTCGCGTCGAGATTCAGTTCGGTTGCCTGAAACAATTCGTTGAGCCGTTCCTGTGTCGTCGCGTTGGCACTGGTGAACTGCCGCAGGTTCAGGCGCTCGTGTTCGGCGCTGATCACGACCTCTGCCCAATTCAGGGTGAAGCGTGCCTCGGTAGATTGAAAGAAGGTTTTTAGGCGGTCAGAGATGTAGCGCATCGGCGCGTCACCGTCGAAATACCGCCATAGCATGGTGTAAGCAACTGACTTCGCCGTCAGCACGTCGTATGCTCGTTTAATATCCGGTGATAGTGGCATTTCTCTATCCTCTAAAACGTTTCCGCCTTCCCCGGCTTTCGTTTCAACAGCAGATCGCTGAGTGCCCAGACCGCCGCATCCAAACGGTTGGGCGAAGGCATTCCCGCGTCCGGTATCCAGCTACACAGTTCATTTTCCAAGTGCGGGAAGCTGCCGACATGATGCACGCGCCCACGTTCATAATGCGCGGCAATCGGCTCGGCGCGTACCGCCTTGCCGCGTGTCGCGTGAACCACCTTGATCGTGACCTCACTGCCGCCTTCTGCAGTTCGCAGCGTGTGCCTGACCATGTCACCGCCGAAGTTCGCCTCGGCAACGATGCAGTCCACGTCCCATTCGTCATAGGCTGTGAGGACTCGTTGCGCCCACGTTTCCGGCGAGGCTTGTAAGCTGATGTCGTCCAGCACGTAGCCGTGTCCGTCCATCCCCAGACCGGCGACAACGATCCCGCATTCTGTGCGCCCGCCCGGCGGGTCCACACCGATCACGACGCGAACTAGATCGGACGCAATCTGCCGAACGCGGTAATCGGCGATCAGTGCCCGCGTCCATAACGCGCCCGGAACTTCATCATGGTCAACGGCGAGGATTTCCTGCTCATATGCCAACGCCGTCATGTCGGCGGTGATCTCGTTCAGTGCATCGGCGCTGATGTGCGGATTGTCATGACTGGAAAAGTGGAAGGCTGCCCATCTGCCGGTGGTGTCAGCCTGTGCCTTTTTGAACAGTTTGGCGGCGTTCTGTGGGTCGCGGGCTTTCGTCCGAAACTTCGAGTTGAGGCTCGGCGGCGTGTAGATGAAAACTGCATCGCCGTCATTGTCGATCAGCATCGGCGCACCGACGTAGTCCCATGTGTCCTCTGCCATCAACTGGAATTCGTCGAGAATGAGCAGATCGGCATAGTCGCCGCGCAGGGTATCGGCGTCCCATGCAGTTTTTGCACGGATGCGCGTTTCTGTTCCCGGCAGTTCGATGATGTGTTCAGTCTCGTTCTTATACAGTGCGCCAGAGTCAACAGCGTTCTCAAATGCGCGTTTGACCTCTGTCCAGAAGCGAGAAATCTGTTCCTGCGTCGGTGCGCCATAGAGAACACGCCGTCCCTGCATGAATGCTCGGCAGGCGAGGATAGCGATGCCTACAGTTTTGCCACCGCGCCGCCCTGCGCGAATGACCTTGCGCTTGGCTGTGCTTTCGATGAACTCTCGCTGCCGATCATGCGGCGTGAGGATGTTAACTGTCTCACGCCATGCTGTAGGGACTCTCGCCGCTTTTCGCGCTCTAGTCCGGGCGAGGGTTCTCTGGGCGAAGCTCAGGCGTCTCATACTCCGCCTCCACGATCATGTCCTCGAAGACCTCGGCGGGATCAAGTCCGGCTTGGACGAGGGCGAGGATCACCCGGTTAACAGTTTCAATCCTGATGTTGTGTTCGAGGGTGATGAACGTGCGTTTACCCCAATTCCCCGGGTCGCTGCGTTCCAGATACCAAGCCGCCGCCTGCCATTCGCCGCGCTGGTGACGCCACACCTCGCCGCTGAACTGCTTCTGCCATTCACCCGGCTTGCCCGCCCTCTTGGGATCGTCGTGAACGAGTTCGCCCGTGTCTGGGTTGAACCACGTGATCGGCGGCGGTGCGGTATAGCGAACAGCACCTGTTTGCTGGTGCGTCCACATATCTTGAGCCGCGCGGTTGATCTGACTGATGCGGGCGAGATTGCCCTGCGCCTGTGCCTTTTTTATACGGACGAAAAACTCGATATATTGCGGATAATTCGCCCTGTTGCGCGGTGCTTTTGGGTGACTCCCGCCGCCGAGCAGCTTTTCACCAATAGACATCCAAAGGTGAAAAGTACTTTCACTTAAACCGGCGCGCGCGCAAGCATCGGACGCCGAAGCTCCATCGTGAAAATCGGCAACAAGTATTTCTATGGTATCCGGTGTTAGCTTTGATTTGCGCCCCCGCCTGCTTTGACTAACGGATGCTTGCTGCATACTCTAATACCGCCGTTGGAAATAAAAAGCGCGCACAGCGGCGCGCTCAGTTGCGAATAGGTCATAGCGGTATCGCTCACGTGAGTAGTTCGGTGGCGTTGAGAAAGCGAATACGCGGCGTAGTGCATTGGTATGCGTCTAGGCAGAAGGTGTCTGGTGTGAAATCAGCGAGTAGGCAAAGATTGAAGCGTCCGCTTGGGTATTCGGATTTTGCAACCTGAAGATAGTAGACGAGTTGCCCTATGGCTGTGTAGGAAAACTGCATTACGTTCCGAAACTTAGCGTAGTAAGGCAACGTGGCGTAAATACAGACTTGCCCATCACGAGGAGATTAAGGAACGCGCGCGACAGTGGTCGCGCTCTAATCCAGTCAAGCGAACGCTGGCGTTAATTCGTCGCCGTGCGCGCAAGTTAGACTTGCCCGATACCATGACTGAACATGACTGGCAAGTTGCGCTGACTTATTTTGACAACTCGTGCGCGGTTTGCGGTCGCTCATTTAAGACAAACAGTGGCACGTATAAACCAGCCGCCGATCACTGGATACCGCTTTCCGATCCGCGCCCCGATAATCCCGGCACAGTCCCGACCAACATTGTTCCTTTGTGTCACGGCACAGGAGGTTGCAACAATAGCAAGCATGACCGTGATGCAAAGGAATGGCTGGTATCCCGGTATGGCAAGGTGAGTGCCGAAGAAATATTCGAGCGCATAGAGCAATTTTTCCGAATTGTCCGATCTTCGTAGGCGTGTACGCGCCAAGATGTCAGCCGGTGAGGAGAGCTACCAACTCTCCCCATCGGCGCTCTGGGGAAGCAAATAAAAACGCCAGCGCGGAGGCGGTCGCTGGCGTTTTTATTCTATGCACATGGTACGCTGGACGAGAGGCGAAAGTCAAGAAAACCGTGTCAGATTCTTAGAACATCTGAGCGTCATGTTTGAAACAGCGACGAGTCGTCTATGGCTATTCCGTGTAGTTCTTGAAGCCGCTCTCTTTCGGATAAAATCTCCTCACATAGACGCCGAAGGTGTTCCTCCCATCGTCCCTTTCGGCGATATATCCTTCCATGATAGTCCTCAAATACCTGTGTCCATTCAGAAGCGTTGCTGATCGATGGGAGTGCGAAGACCGTCTGAGCGACCGTTTTTGTTTCGGGCTTCGACGCAGGGAGGTGTACATATGCGATGATCAAATCATATTCGCGCGATGAGACATCGATGTGACCGACAAGACGCAGTTTGCCATCGTCCCATTCGATACGAACGAAATAAGGCACCAGAGACTCTGCGGCGTGTCCTTTTTCGCTGAGAACTTCGATGATCTGTTGACTGGTTTGTAACTTCATGTTCCCTCTCAATCTACAAGTGTACAAAGCAGGAATCAAAAGAGGCGAAAATGGAATCATTTTCGCCCCTCCTAATTTCATTATACGGATCGTGTCAATAGGTCGCCGCGCCGTCCGGTTTAGCCTAATCCGCTTTCTATATCCCTACAGTGGATAATTGTCTCTATACCACTGCGCCCGCTCTTGAACATGGCGCACGGCTTCGTCTGGGTCTTCGCCATCGAAACCTAGTCCCATCAGCGCGTCGTCTCCGAGGTTGTAAGAAGTCGTCCCCTTGCCGGGGTGAGGAATACCTTCGGGAATTTCAATGTCGATAGTGCGCTTCATAACCACCGGACGCCAGAACTTACGCGGTTGTGTCCACCGACGCTCGACCAGTTGAAGCGTTGCGGCATAAGCCTTTTCAGGCATAGGGATTTCTCGTTGAATCTCCCACAGCGGTTGCTTGGAATATTCCTTCTTTCCCCACACGAGACGGTCAAAATTAACACTCCACGCCCAATCCCCGCGCCGCCATTCGCCCGTTTTCTGCCAGATTTCGAGATGACCAAACAACGAATTTTCATCATCAGGCACGATGTAAAACCCCGTGTTACGTGCGTCAGGGTATGGAACATTCAGCTTGCGCGCCCATATCCAGTTTTCAAGTCCGAAGTAAAACGTGATGAAAAACAGTCCGAGTCGCAGCAGGAATAACTCGCCTTCCATGCCGCCAATAGTGATCTCAAACGCCAGTGCCTTGCGGATGTTCCATTCAAACATGATGCACCCACGTTCGCCAAAGTGTTTCCAGTGCCGTCCTGATGTCTTCATTTCCTCTCGCTTTCTATTGGCAGTTAGTCGAATGCACTTTCTAGAACCCGGCTAGAAAATGTAGACATACCCGCAGTCTAAACACTCTGATTCCGTTCCAACGTGATCGCGGTCGATGCAGTCCTCGTAGTGCTGCCAGCGAGTGTTCATACTGCCGCACTTCTCGCACTTGTTGTCTTCACGATCAATCACTTCCTCAACATCCCGGTTGTACTCCCAACCATTACCGCAGTTCCGGTTGTTGTTCATAAAGGCGTCGTATGCGCTCCAGCCGCCTTCAGTCCATTTGTTAACTGCCATGCTGTGCTTTCCTCTCTATTGTGCGAACTCTGTTTCTATCTGCCCATACGCGGGTTGTAGGTTTTCACCTGCTTCCCGGTGTTTGCGGCTTCCCGGACGTAACTGAGATGTTGCATGAAAGATCGGCACGCATTGCAATATGGATGCTTGCCGTCCGGGCGACTGGCATCGTCGTAGAACGCATCGAGCGGAAGCACGGCATCTTCATATGGCGGTTCGTGCTTCAAGCCAGATGAACACCACTTCATTCCCTTCGGCACTTTGGTAGCTACACGCTGCGACTGCCGGAGCGCCTTGCGCAACGCCTCGTCCTCCTGCTCGTCCGTCAGGATTGGGAAGTGGTCGCGCACCGAAATACGCGACCCCGACACGATCACATCGTCTTCAACCTTCACCTTGCCACCACCCAACGTGATAAAGTCGTCCATAACGCCTCCCTAAACCACAGGTCGTAATTTCCAAAGCGGCGTGGGTGGGTTCTCGATCACTGCAATAGCTTCTTTGACCCGGCGGCGTTCGATCACCATCCCTGTGCCGTCTACACTGTCGAAGCGGGCATTGATGCAGTAATTCCAGCGCGGCACACTGTTGACTCGTCCCATGTGCGTGTGCTTACCCCGCATCCTCGCTTCAAAGATCAGCTCCTGCACGAACGAGCTGTACTTGAATGTGTCCGTGCCGCCGACGAATAGAGCGTCAAATGCCGACCAGTTGAGCGGTAGAACATCAAGCCCATCCTGTGCCGCCAGCGCGACCGGGTAGCCGTGCGCCTTGATCTCGTCTCTCCACTGTTCAAACAGCGATAAGGTCGCAGAAGCGTTCCCCCACACATCCGGCGCGACGACAAATAGGCAATTTGGCAATCCCTCATACTTGACCAACGACTTTCGGAAAGCATCGGCATTAAACTCAGTGAAGGCAAAATTGTCCATTGCCCACGGCGCAGCCAAACGAATGGCATGTTTCGGGTGCGCGCCGTCAGCCCAACTCGTCAACATACCGCAGTGGCGACGATAGGCTTGGTGAGTGATGTGCTTGAGTGTTCCGGTTGGTGTCCCACCGATCAGCAGTCTCATTGATCCCTCTTACGCGACATCCTGCAAGAATTCTGTCAACGAGAAGATGCGTTCATCCCACTTCCAAAGCCACTGCTGCCCACTGAGCGGGATCGGCTTGGGGAACAATCGCGCCTGAGTCAGTTCCCATGCAAAGCGCCCATAAGTAAAGTTGCCAAAGGACAGTTCTTCACGAGAGAGAGACCCGCTGATGTCCTCCGTCCGGTAAATCTGATTCAGCCAGACTACGCCCAACGCCGCACCGAGCGGCACACGATCCGGCGTGTAACCCGCTGCCCGGATGTGCCGAGCGAATGCCGGACGAGCAGCGAAGGCTTGTTCTGAGCGTGTCCATCGCTTCGCCGCGTGAATAACAAGCCAACCGCGATAGTCGGTTGGTTTGTGCCGTGTCTCAAACCGCTTCGCGCCGCAGGCAGCCAGCAGCGCCCATGGTTCCCACAGTGAAAGCGTCTGTGCCGTGACCGGCTTGATCGCTCGCCGGGGAGCTTCTGGCGGAGTCTCGATGTCCTTCAAGGAATGATGGGTAATCGTCGTCACCCCGTTGAACGTGCTGGTGATGATCGTTTCGTGCGCGGCTTCGTCATGAGCGACGAGTACCCCATCGCGTGGTTGATATGCCTGTGTAGGCACAGTCGGACGCTGGATTGGCGTACCGAACGGGACGGGACGTTCGCCCTCGCCATCGAAGTAGCTCAACCACTGATCGACGGTCGTGCCGGGATAAAAGCGTTCGTTCAACTCGGCGTTGTACTTTCGCATCGCCTCGCCGCCCAAGACCGGATCGTAGCCGCGCGTAGATGGAGATTTCGGGTCCTCATGCGCTGTAAGATACGGCGCGAGATCGAACAGGATGTCCTGCTTCAAGTCATCCATCATTTACACCATGCAATAGCCGCTATCGCACACGGCATCTTCTTCAAACATGACATTTTGATCGCCGACTGCCAGTTCCAACGGGCGTTTCCAGCGATGGAGAAACATGCCATCTTTCGCAAGGTGCAGTCGCTTCTCGTTAATTGCTGCTTCGATCTCAACAGCGCGACCAAACAAGTCGGGGCGCTCACGCTTCAAGTTGATCCACTCGTTCGGTCTTTTAAACGGGCAAAAGAAGCATGATGACTTCGGCGGGACGGGCAAGCCAGCTTCCTCAATGATCCGGTGGCAGGCATCACGCGACAAGCGTAGTTCGATCAGTGGATACTCGCGGCGCTTCCAAAAGCCGATGTCGCGCGGGGAACTTGGCTTTTTAGGTTGTTGTGGTTCAGCGGGAAGAAACGACGCCTGAACGTACCGCGGCACATCGTCCTCATAATCCTGTCCCTCGTGGTGATGCCACTCGGTAGACCGCGCCCGCGCGTACTCATCCACACTGATCCCTAATCCGATGACAGCGTAGTGATACTTGGCGTTACGGATAAATCGGTCAATGACGCGTACTTTGAAGTCAGTTGTGCAGTTTCGGTTTCCATAACCACCTGTGCCGAAGTGCGCCGGGATGATGATCGAGCGCTGCTGGTAGAATATCTCCTCAACGAGTGTCACTTCTCCATGACCACGCTTCACTCGGCGCAGTTCGACTAACTCGATTCCGTGCTGCGCACAGAAGGGGCGGGTGTACTGCTCTAGGTAAGCCAGCGTCTCCGGATTCTCGGAGTCGTGACCGACATTCGAGAAAAAAAACACGTCATATGACACGGGCAGTTTGCCGAGTGCCTGCAAGACGAGGACTGCGTGCGACTGGACGCCACCACCAAAACTGAATGCCCGCAAACCCTTTGGCGCGATTGCTGCCCATTCAGGAAGTAGATTCATTCGAACAACTGCCCCTGCTTTATCGGACGCAGGTCGTCGGGTGTCCAATGGACAACTGGGCAGAGCGAAGCCTCCGCCAGCGCTGCCGATACAACTCGCCGGTGGCACGTCGTCACATCGGGGCAGGCGCAGAGCAGCACGATGCTGATCCCGTCCCGCAAGATCGGCAGCACCTGACTCACTCCGGCGGCGAGATCGACAATCTCGATCCCGCCCGCTTTGTACAGCTTGTTGCCGAAGGCATGAATGTGGACGTAGTGCGTTCCAAAACGCTTGGCGAGTGCGCCCTTCCGCCATGTCGGATTCGGGCTGTAGGGATTGAACCGCGTATCGACGATGAGCAGCTCGTCGCGCTGCACAATCGCTTCAAGGTCTTCAACCTTGACCTTGCTGTAGCCGAGGGTGTAGATCGTCGCCATCAGAACAGTTCTCCTTGTCCTGTCGCCACCTTCGCGGCGTGTTTCTTGTTCAGTCGGGTGATGTGAGCCTTTGCCTTGTTGCTCGGCATGTCCGCCAGCAGATGACACCGTTGGCACAGCGCCTGCAAGTTTTCCGGGCGGCAGTCGCTTTTGTCGTGCGGGTCACCCGGAGAGCCGTCTGGGCGCTCAATGCCCACATGATGGACAGTCAGCACGATGCGCGTGTGCTGCTTGGAAATGTCGTACTCGCCCGGAATCTCAGACAGGCGGATCGGCGACCCGCTTGGAAACCGATACCCGCCCATGTCGTCATCCCACACGATATACCGCGCGCCGTCGATGTCCGACCGGACGATCTCGATGCCGTTCGGCACGCCGCAGCGTTCACACCGCCAATCGGCGCGCTGCCGCGCTTCGAGGCTGATGCGCTCCCAATCGTCCGGGTACAACTTACGATTCATCGGCATAGGTCATGACCTTCAGGATTCGTGTGCCGAGCCAACGGGCGACCGTCACCGTGACAGCGTTGCCCAGACGCGCATATCGAGCAGAATCGCTTATGATCCGTCGAACCTTGTCGTCGGGCAGGATCACGCCGTAGGCACGTGCGTACTGCGCGCGCAGATAGTCCAAATCGGCGCTTGTCATACGCTGCGCGAGCTTGCCCATGACTGCGGTCCAACCATCGGGAAATCCTTGCAGGCGCTCACATTCGAGTGGGGTCAACCGGCGCGCGCCCATTTGCAGGGAGAAGATGCCTTCGCGCCGTGATTTTGAAAGTGCTCCTGCTTTGCCTGACTTCCGAACGGGTTGATCGCTCGTCACACTGGCATTGAAATTGACTGCTTGGACGATGTTATCTGTGCCGTCACCCCGAAGGATTCGACTCGGCGATTTCGTCGTCAGCGCCGATGCAACCAACATGCCCGGCTCATCCGCACTCAGACGCACTCCATTCGCCCCCGATGTGACTGTTCCGGCAATGTCGGTCGAGATCAGGGAGTCAATCTCGTTTTCCTGCCCAAGACCGCGATTCTGTCCGTGCGCCGCGCCGAGCGTACCGGCCAGCAGCGGCGCATGAGCATGGGATTGAGGCGTATTTACCGGACTACCTACTTGCGGGTTGCTTGAGTTTTGGCAGATCGTGATCTGGGGCGTGCCATAAACGACGAATTCACCCTCGACAGGCGAACTCCCGCCATTACGACGGCTAGGAGACCCCGCCTTAAGAGGGGCGGCAGTGTTTTGCCCCGCCGCCGAGCGCGCCGCAGCACCCCCGCCGCCGCCAGCGCGCTCAAAAAGAATTTCGGCGGCACGTCCGTCTCCAAGACATCCGACAATGAACACGCGCTCGCGTCGTTGGGCGACGCCGAAATACTGAGAGTCAAGCACCCGCCACGCCACGCGATAGAGGTCGCTTCTGCCTCGTGCGACCCCGGCATATTTCCGCCCTCGCTTAGGAACTGCTGGAATGACTCCGGTAAGTCCGCCCAGAACGACTGCAAAGTCCTTCCCTGCATTGCTAGTGAGTAAGCCGGGGACGTTCTCGATAACGACGCATCGTGGCTTAAGCTCCACAACAAGGCGTTGAAACTCGAAATAGAGACCGCTTCGTTCTCCAGCCAGTCCCGCGCGGCGTCCGGCATGGCTGACATCTTGGCATGGGAATCCTCCGCAAACGACATCTGTGTCGGGGAGGTTGTGGCGTCCGGCATGGCTGACATCCTTAATCTTGGGAACGTTCGGGTAGTGGTAGTCCAGCACTTGCAGCGCCGCTGCATTGTTCTCGACTTGTGCCACGCAGGTCATTCCCGCCTGCTCGAAGCCCAAATCGAATCCGGCAATGCCAGTGAACACACTGATGAACGTCGTCACGATTGACCACCTAACTGCTCAGCCAGTGCTCTACGAACGTTGAATGCGGTTGTGCGCTTGATCGATTGATCGACTTCACGCTGCGCCAGCGCCCAGAAATCATCTGTCTTCATCGTCCAGACTTCGGGGTGGTCGGCTTGGTATGTGAGCAGCCATTCACGCAGGA